CGTGCTCGAAAGCGCCGGGGCCGTCCGCGAGCAGGAGGCGACGACGACGCCGCCGGATCCGCCATTGCCGCGATAATCGCCGCCGCTGTACCCGGCAGGATAGAAAGAGACCGCGTTACCGCCGTTGTTGAGGCCGAGCAGCGCCATGAGGATGCAGTCGAGCGGTCCGCCCGCGATCGTCAGCGGCGGTGGATCGGCGGCGGCGCTGAGGCCGCTGCTGAACGCCATCTGCGCATTGAGCAGCGACGGACCCGAGACCGCGATCATCGCGCACGCAAATTGCTGCGCGGTGTCCGAGACGATCGTCGGGGCCGCGACATGGTCGGTTTCGGCAACGGCGTCCCGGCGGAAGATCGCGAGCTTGACGTTGGTGCTTTGTGACGCGGCATTGAGGCCCGGCCAGCCGCCGGCGGGAACCGACATCAGCGGGGCATTGTCGGCGACCACGACCATGAACAGCGTGTCGCCCGGCTGGTGCGCGACCATGGCCGGTGTGAAGCTGGTGCTGTCCGTGGTCGAACTGGCCGAGAGTGCTACCCCGCGCAGGGCAAGTGCCGCGGTCGTCCGGAAGCCATCGGCGCTGATCACCGCACTGTCGTTGTTCGCGGCGTCGCGGTGCAGGAAATGCGTGTAATATTGGGTGTCGGCGGTCAGACCGGTCGGGGTGACGGTCTTGACGCCGATCGTGGTGATCGCGACCGAACCGCTGGCGCTCGCCGCAGCACCCAGTTCGTTCTGCCCGGCCCGGATCTGCGCTCCTCCGGGCGCGGTCGGCGAGGTCGTCACCACCCACCAGAGCGTGCCATTGGCCTCGTCAGTCGTGACCGATGCGGTCGCCGTCGTCTGGCCGGTCGCGGCATCGGTGGCGCCACTGAGGGTGGGCGCGATCGTGTCGACCGGGGCGCCGCCGCTGTCGATCACGAGGCTGCGGTGCGTGAACTCATAGAGGTCCATCGTGGAGCGGCCACGAATTCCGGGCGCGCCGAGATCGATCAGCGGGTCGACATCGACGCCGGAGACGATGAGTACGTCGTCGACGAACACCGAAAGCGTGTAGCTGTCGTCGCCATTGTCGAGCAGCCGGAAGCGCATGGTCTTCTCGGTGTTGATCGGGAAATAGCTCGAGGCGCCAAGGCTCGATTGCGCGAGCGTGGTCTCGACCCCGGCCTGGCAGCGGTTGATCGTCAGCCGGTTCGGTGAACCGATCGAGATGAAGCAGTCGTAGCGGGTGCCGGTCGAGAAATCGCCGACGGCCTGCAGGATCAGTCCGCAACTGGAGTTGCTGTAGCTCGAATAGCGGAACCGGGCGAGGCACTCCTGATTGACCGGCTCCGACCCCTCCAGAAGGAAGGGGTTGCCGATCTCGTCCTGAAGGATCGAGCCGTCTTCAAGCTGGACCTCGTCGCCGATCTGGTCGCAGACGTAGAACCCCGTGGCACTGCCGGCGCCGGTGATGCGCGGCGGTGTCCCGGCCTTGACCGTGAGCAGGTTGGTGGCGATGTTGCGCCAGCTTCCGCCGGGTCCGGGAAAGAGCGCGCGCCCGGCAAGGTCCGCGCGATCGGCAACGACATTGGTCAGCTGCTCGAGCGCGTAGATCGTGAACGGATTCGGGGGCGCGATGACCCCGCCGCCTCGTCTGCCGATGAGGCCCATCATCTTCATCGGATCAGGCCGTGCGGGTCCGGAAGAAGGCCTTGACGATCACCCCGGCCACAGCCGAGCTCGGCATCTTGACGTTCCAGGCCTTGTTGGCGACCGCCTGTTCGCAGATGGCTCCGCTGTCGATCCAGCCTTCCTGCGCGCCCGCAGCGATCACGAGCTCGTCGACGACAGTGGTGTCATCGAGGATCTGCACCACCACGGTTGATCCCGGGGCCGGATTGAAGACCTTCCAGCCGATGAGATCGTAGAACACCCCAGCCCCGCCCGCCGCCTGAATCAGCTGCGCGTTGGTATTGTTGTTCATCGCAAGCCGCGGCGATTTCGGGCCGAGCGGTGAGGCATAGACCGGCTGGCTCGCGGTCAGATCGACGGGCTCGCCACCCTCGTCCATGATGAGCGCGCGTAACGCACCGTTGGTGTCGGCGCTCAGCGGATTGTTGCTGCTGCCTTCGACATAGCTCGGGGCATCGGCCGTGGCCTTGGTGCCGTAGGCGGTGAGGATGCCCGCCAGCGCCGCGACGCCGGTGTTGAGGGTGCCAAGCAGGGCAAAGGCCTCGCTGTCGATCGAGAAGCTGAGGGTGTCTGCTTCCGATGCGCGGCCGACCGGAAAGGGATCGCCGGTGTCCGGGTGTCCGATCAGCGGGATCGCCGAGAAGATGTTGGCGGCGACCTCCTTCATGCGGGCGAAGAAGCTGCCGCCTACCTTTGGAAGTTGAACGTTGTCGGCCATGTCTGCCCCCCTAGATCGCGCCTATTACGAGATAGCTCGCGGTGAAATCATCGCCCCCGGCATCGTCCGTGGTGAAGCCGGCGGTCACGATGTTGCTGTCGAGGCCGTCGCCGTCGCGGTGGACGACGTGCAGCCAGTAGGCGGTGCCCCCGATCAGCCCTGACGACAGCGCAAGCGCCTGCTCGCCGGAACCGACGACAGCCTGCTCGCCGTCCCATGCGGCGGCCGAGCCGGTGTGATCCTGGCCGTTCCTGATCTGGGTTGCGGTCGGAGCCGATGCCGAGGTGGTGACGACCCAGAAGAGATCGCCGCCGGATTGGTCGGTGTCGACCGTCGCGGTAAAGCCGTCGGTGCCATCGCCGGATGCGACGAGATTGGAGAGCGTCGGCGCGCCGGGAATACCGCCGGGTGGCCCTGAGCCGCCTGCCAGTGTGCTGGTGAGAAAGGCGAACCAGCGCCGGAACATCAGATGTAATTTCCTTCAAGGAACCAGACGTTGCGGCTGACGCGCTTGGCCATGATCCCGGCGAGGAAACCGTTGGTGGTGCCGGCGCTGGCGTCGGCCTTGAGGATGGTGACGCCCGCGGCCGCGACGAAGGTGACCGCTCCCGCTGCGGCCTGGATGACCGAGAACTCGGCAAATTCCGGGAACTGCTGCGTATCCTCATTGGGGATGGTGACGGCGACGCTCGATGCGCTGGACGTCATCAGGATGATGCCAAGATCACTGACGTCGAAGGTGTGCGCGGTGCCGGCAAGCCCTTCGATCGGCGTGAACAGCGGTGCCACATCGAGCTTGCGCTGCGCATCGGTGCGCTCTGCCCCGGTGAGGGTGTCGAACCAGCGCCCGAAGATAGACTGTCCCATGTCGTTCTCCTCAGACGATCGTCAGCGCCGCGGTCGCAAGCGTCGGGTAGCCGACGTCGCAGACGGCGCTGCCGTTCTTGGTGATGGTGTAGCGTCGCATCTCGCGGTCGACGGTGATGGTCGCGTCGTCGGTGACGGTGGCGCCGATCGTGACATTGCCCTTGGAGCCGCTGAGATCGATGATCCCGCCCTTCATCTTCTCGAGGTTGGCCGCCGTCAGCGTCGTCGGGAATCCGCTCGACCCAGTGCGCTCGGTGGCGGCGGTGCCATCGTCGCTGTCGGTGTTGAAGCTGAGCAGCGTCCCCATCTGGATCGCGTAGCGGCCGAGGTGGGCGCCATAGGGGTAGTAGTTGTTCACCACCGATCCGCCGACGTGCACGCCTTCGGTCGTAACGACGTCCGAGGCGCTGAACTGGAAACCGCCGGCGTCGTTGATCCGGCCGAGATAGACCAGCGCATGCGTTGCCCCGCCCCCGGTATTCTCGTTCGCCCAGTCCTTGACGTGAATCTGGCCCGCCATGTGGCGGCAGGAGAGAAACACGAACTTGCCGTAGCCATGGACGAAGCGGAGATTGTTCGCGGTGAAGGTGTCGGTGCCGTAGCGCTTCGACGTGCCTGAGGAGCTGAACTGGCTGCCGACCCATAGGGCATTGATGCCGTTGACCGAGCGGCATTCTCCGCTGAGCGTCGTGGCCTTGCCGTTGCGGATCAGGATCGCCGGGAGATCGGTCCCCATGTCGTTGTTGGTGCGGCTGAACGGGTCGTCGCGGCCCTCGCAGTCCATGTCGACGTGGACCGAGGTGTCGACCCCGTGATGCTCGCCGTAGAACTGCATGACGTTCGCGAGGTGGAGCCGGACGCGCAGGGTGTCGGCAGACGAGCCGTTGAGCAGATAGGCACCGATGCCGCTGTAGATGCCCCTGATCGTGAGGCTGTGCTTCTCGGACGGCCCCTGAATGCCGGTCCCGATGTAGCAGTAATTGGTGACATATTCATATTCGGCGTTGGGGCTGTCGTCGGCTTCGTGGCGGATGCCGATGCAGCTTGGCGGCGTCGTCCAGTCGCTGTTGCCATCGCCCCATACGACCACCCTGGAGCGCATCAGATCCTTGTTCGAGCCATTCGAGCCGCCGCGCACGATGATACCGAGGCGCTTGACCTTGCCGTTCCAGAGCAGGATGTCCTGCGTCGTGATGTTCGCCTGCGCCGGCAGCGCCGCCGTGCTCGGGCTGTAGAAGCAATAATGGGTGCCATTGCCCGCGGTGGCCGAGTTGATGCTGGCCCCGCCAGAGGTCGTCGACAGCTCGAACGTGTCGGTGGCCGGATTGCGCACGAAATATTTGGTGAGATAGGCCAGCCCGCCGGGAAGTTTGCCGGTCGAACCCAGCATGATCTCCTTGTTGGCGGCGAAGCCATGCCCGGTCTGAGTGACGACGACGGGCGTGCCCGGGGCGATCGTGCAGACGGCGTTGGCCTGCGCGGCGGTGAAGAAGGTCGATGGCCCGACGGTGGCGCCATTGGGGGCGTGCGTGCCGCCCTGGAAGCGCAGCTGCGACAGATCGCCATAGGCGCGATCGAGGAACACGGTCTCGGTGCACGACAGCACGCCGCTGCCCGTGATCTCGACCTTCATCGACTTCGAATAGGCGATGATCTCGGCGAAGCGCGTGTGCCAGCCGGTGACGGTCTCGACGCAACGGATGCCGCAGTGCTTGATGTCGAGCTTGTTGCCGGCGAGCCTGACGGCGAAGCGATGCCAGAGGCCTTCGAGAATAGGCCCGGTGGCGCCGCCGTTGGTGAAGGTGCCGACATTGCCGCCATAGGCCGAGACCCTGACCTCGACGACGCGGAGACTCGGACCGGAGCCGGGATCGTTGCTGCCGTTGAAATAGTCGGTTGTGACCAGATCGCCGACCGCGAACGCCGCTGCCACCTGATGCAGGGCGCTCTCGTCGTCGGCCTGCGCCGCATATTTGTAGTGGCGGGTGATGACCGGACGGCGCGCCCGGCCATTGGTCGCACCCCGGGCGAGCAGGAAGTCCTCGTCCCCGGCCAGTCGCGTGCTCAGTGTCTGTTCGGATATCTTGCCCATGGGATCAAACCACCGTGTAGGGCCCGGCGCGCGCCGTAACGGGCGAGCCGATGCCATTGTTGAGGGTGATATCGAGCCAGAGGAACTTGCCCGCCGTGAGGCCCGAGGCGACCCACGACCAGGTCGAGCCCGAGAGCGTCGTCATCAGCGTGCCAGCGCCTTCGACGGCGTCGGCGCCGCTGTTTGTGTCGGTCTGGTAGATCTTGCGGGTCGCGAACGCCGTGTCGCTGAAGCCGCCGCCGGACCAGTGGCCGGTTTCGGCGCGGATCGTGGAGCCGTTGGAGAAGGTGCCGGTCAGACGCTGGACATAGTTGGCGGCAAAGATTGTCGAGGCCTTCCAGATCGGGCAGGGCTGCGCGCGGGCAACCGTATAGAGCTCGATGAGGTTGAGGTGGTCGACCGTGATCTCGATATCGAGCGTCGACGCGAATCCCCGGAAGGTGATCAGCGGCTTGGTCGCCATCGGCCCGGCCGAGCCATAGGTCGCAAAGGGCTGGCCGACGTGGAAGGCATCGACCGCGCGGCCCACGCCAGTGTTGAGCGAGGCCGAGGCGTCGCTGGCGCTGCCGAGCGTGCCGAAGGTGCCCCACACCAGCGAATAGGCCATGAGCCCGAGCGGCGAGCCGCCAGCACCATCGTCGAGCTTGATCGCCACCATCGGCGAGAAGTAGCGACCGGGCGTGGACCCCGTTGCCGAGACGTTGGACGTCGTATCGATCAGGACCGTCTGGGTCGCAGCCGGCACGCCCGAGATGACGGCCTTGGCCTGCTTGTAGGTCGTCTGATCGACGATCGACGCAGCGACCGCCATGCTCGAGCCATTGGCGAGGTTGTTGGTGAGGATCTTGCCGGTCGGCCACTGGCCGGTCGGGGTGACGCCCGAGCCGTTGAGCGTGCCGGTCGTGCCGCCGCTGAGCAGGGTGTTGCTGTCGAAATTGGTTCCCAGCGTCGCGATATAGGTCAGAACCTCGGCGCGGGTCGCGGGAACGACCAGTGCACTTACGACATCGTAGAGGCCCGGATTTGTGCCATTCCCGAAGGCGAGCTGGCGCGCGCCGCGATCGTCGGGATGGACCTTGCTGCTGTCGCTGGAGGGCGAGAGGTTGGCGGCGTTCGAATAGTTGTAGAGCGGATAGGCATCCCAGACGGTGATACGCGGGTCGGACGCGGCCTTGCCGGTGAGATAGGCCTTCTGGATGACGTTGACGGCGGCAGAATAGGTGCTTTCGCCCGATGCGGTCGAGCCGATCGTGGTTGAGAGCACGATGCGGATGTGATTGCCCGCCGGGATGCCGGACAGGAAGAGATCGACCAGCGCCTTCCACGCGTTCATCAAGGCAATGCCCGGCGCGCCAGCCGGGTCTGTGGTCATGATCGCGTCGTTGTGGCCGAACGATGTGAGCACGGCGATGTGATTGGCGGTGCCGACCTGCCCCGTCGCATAGGGCATGCGCGTGGTCATCAGCGCCGCGCTGTCGCCGGAGCGGCACATGTTGTGCATCTCGCTCGGTATGACCCGGCCGGACATCTCGATCAGGGCGCGCGTGATCGTGTTGCGCGAACCGCCCGCAGCACCCTCGCTCATCACGCCGTCGCCGATCACGGTGAACAGCGGGCTCAAGGGAAGCGGCGGCAGCGTCGAGACCGGGACAGGTGCCCGGCCCATCATCCCGAACCGCCCGCCCATCCTGCCGAAGGTCGGCAGGGACCGCATCAGGCGAGCGCCAGGTAGTTGAGGCGTCCGACCTCGAACCATTCCACCGAACCGGCGGGCAGCAACCTGCCGTTGCTCGTGGCAGTGGTGTCCATCGCGACGTAGTGCGCTTCGATCACGGCCACACGCAGGCACTTGGTCGACGTGTCAGGCGCATCGGCCTGCGCCGTGCTGGTGGTGCTGGTGTAGGTCTTGCCGGTGACGCGGCGCGCCGGGTTCATCGGCACAACATTGCCGTCGACGCACGGCAGGCGGTCGTATTCAACGACGTTGATCGTCCCCAAGGCTCAGTCCCCCAACTCAGCCGGGGCGCATGTCCCCTGGCAGAAATTGCAGAACCACTTCAGTCAAGCCCTGGAGCGGCGTGAATGTCAGGATCAGGATACCACGGGTGGTGGCGAGCCGGATCAGACACTCACCATATACGTCGAGAGGCACCTCCTCGTCCAGCCATATGATCTCCTTGGCCGTGCCCTCGAACGCTTTTCGGCCTTGCTCGTACGACTTGATCCCAAGGATTGACCAACCGCCGGTCTTGTGGCGGATCGGCACGGTGTCGACGAGGTTGGCGACACCCTGCTTCCAGGAGATGCCATCGATGTCGATGCAGTCGCGCGGGATCAGGCCGGAGCCATCAACGATCTTGCGATTGTTCGCGAACCCGATCTCGCCAAGCAGTTCCTTCTGAACCGTGTCGCGCGTCGTCTCGTTCCGGGCGCCGGCCGCCCAGACGCGGACGGGCTTGCGGAACTGCCTGCCCTCCCACCATGGGCGATACTGCCCGGTCAGGTGGCTTGCGACCTCCCAGGCCCCCGCTACCGATTTTCCGATTCTGTTGGCGGCAAGGAAGCATCTTTCCCGATAGAGCTTCCCGGCCGTGAAGTGCTCCATGTGCTTCGGGTAAGCTTGCCGGCTGAGCGGCCCGTCCTCGGGAAACAGATCATAGAACCGGTTGAACCGCGCCCGCTCCTCGTCAGCGAGGATGTCCGCCAGCAGCGCCTCGGCCTCGGCATCCGACAACGTGGCGAAGATCTGCGTCGGGTCGAACTTGTCGGGGTCGAAGCCGGGCTGCGCGCGGAGTTTCGCGGCTAGGTTATCGAGGAGGGACATCTGGCATGCGCACAAAGTCGGGATGCGGAAGCACGCCTTCCTTAACGCCAGCGTCGTAGAGGGTCTGGGGCACGATTACCGGCCTATAGTCGAGTTGGTGATCCTTGATCAACGTCACGATGGCGTGGACTATTTTCACGCGATTGCTTGCGAAGACCGTCACTGCTCGGTCTCCAAATTCACCGTCAGCCGCACCGTTACCGGATCAATGCGCTGCTGCACGATATCCTCCAGCGTTTCGTTCGGCATGACGTGCACGGTCAGGTCATGCATCCGCACGATCCACTCGCCGGGCTCAAGCGGAATCGGGTAGCTGCCGTCTTCGGACAGCAGGGCGACCATGTGCCCGGCCTTGGGGTGATAGCTCTCGTCCAGATATCCGCCCTTGCGCATGTCGACGAGCCAAGCAGGCATGAATTCCCACGCCCAGGCGTCGGGGGTGACGCGGATGGCTTCGATTTGCTCGGTCATTTCCCCGCCCCCTTCTTCTCCACGGCGTCCATGAGCTTGTCGCCCAGTAGCGAGCGGACCTCATCGGGGAGGCGGTGTTCGATCGCGGTCTTGACCGATCCGGTGTGCTTGATCCGCTGGATATTGGTGTAGCTGTCGCCGACTTCCTTCGCCGCCTGCTCCAAACAGGCACGGGCCTCAGCGATCATGCTCTTTCGCGAGGCGGTACGCTCAAGCTCCTCGAGCCGCTTGATCCGCCATGCGCGCGACGCGATGCGACTGCCCCGTGTTTCCTTGTCGAAGGCTTCACGGGTGAGGGTATAGCGCTGCTTCCATTTGTCGGCCAGCTTATGCGCAGCAGCCCCGGTTGGATCATATTTGGCCACCTGATCGCGGCCGATGATGACGCCGAACTGCTCCTTGAAGGCAAGCGCAACCTCCGTCGGCGTGGCGTACATCGCCAGCTCGTCAACGATAAATGCCTGTTGCTCGCCCGTTAATGCCGCCAAAATGCCGCACTCCCCGGTGTCACAATACCACTATCGCGCAGATTGATCGACTGGCTCGATAAATCCCGTTGGTTGCGCTGGGTTGCGCCGATCATGCCCGCTTCCTCCGCTCGCAAGTCCCGCACGCCATGTCGACCGCGGCGGCGCCAATGCTCGGCCCCATGTTCGCAACCCGGACCATCTCACTGACGCCGGTCGCGACAGCACCGTAGCGTTCGACGACACCCACAAACTCCTCGACATCATGCCCCCTGATGGCGAACTTTGGGGAGCCGTCGCGCCCGAACTTGGGCTGTCCATATTCATCGCGATCCTGCGCCGCGTGATAAAGCTCGTGCTCGACGACGGCGCAAAACGCCGCATCGTCCGCATGGTCGCACCACGGGGCCAGCAGCGTGATCACGAAGTCCGGGACATGCCCGAACCATTGCTCAATCTGATATTCGGCGCGCGCCCGCTGCCATTTCCCCATAGCCATCGGCGGCATGATTTCGCACTGGCCAATGATGTTGCGCCCGCCCCGGCTGTTACCGATATCGGTCCAAAGAAACCCAAGCTCTGCCTGTTGCAGATGCTCATGCGCCGGGTTGTGCAACGGCCCCGCCTCGTCAATGAACGTCCGGCGTACCCATTCCTCAACCTCTGGTGCGGGCACAAAGCCCAGCAACGGCATATCTACCGGAGGACGAGGACGGCTGTCCCGGACGAGGCGGAGCAACTTTTTCACGCCGTCTCAAACCTCGCCAGATGCTCGCTCGGCACCGTCAACCGCAACGGCTGCTCGACGGCCCTGACCGCACGGGCGAAAGCATCCTCGCCGTGTGTGGCGGCCATACTGACGTTCCGCTGATCGATGCCGGGGGTCGCCCGCAACCTGTCGATCAGGCAGTTCCAGCACGCCTCCATCGCCAGAATATCGTTGATGAGCGCGACCTCGCCGTCATCGAGATCGCGTCTGCCAACCACTCCTCTTCCATCAGTTTCCATGATTATCGTCCCCGTTGTGTCCGGCCGCCGTCATGGCGGCAGGTTCAAGTTCGTCGCCAGATGTTAACGAAGATTGCCGCGCGGTCCCTCGCATGCAATTAACCTCGTCCTGTATATCTTCTTGCAACTGTTGCATTTTTTCCTCCGATGCAGGTTCGGGGAGGGCGGCGTCGACTTCGGCCTGGGTAAGCCAGCCGTTGGCGAGGCCGATGCGGATCATCGACGGGGTCATGGCGCGGATTTCCTCGGCCGTGATTGGATCCTGATCTGCGGAGAGTGGCGGCGGCAGCGACCTCGCCATTTTTCCAGGCATGTCGATCATCTCGCGCAGTCCTCGCAAACGACGGATCGCGCGATGGTGCCGGTACATGACCTCCTCTGACTTCGCGCGGATGACGCCGTCAACCTCGTTCGGGAATCGAATCGGAACATGGATCGCCTCGCGGGCGGCCTTCACGACGCCGATCTCGGGCAGGTCCGACAGGGCCATCACCATGGCGGCCAGCCAAGCCGTGGCCTGTTCCGTTGACATCGTAGGCGCGATCTTGGCACCCATGGGCCTCAAGGCGTCGGCCAGGTTCTTTGACGTCGCCCCGTCCAGCTTCGGCTCACGCTCTTTCAGCGGCGCCAGGGATTGCTCGTATTCGGCAATCGTTCGGCCGAGATCACGGAGCCGCCCGCCATAGGCGTCGCTCACCTGCCTGTATCCCCACTCATCCGCCATCGCGAGCCGGGCAAGTTCACGGTCGGGCTGCGACCCATCCTGAAGGTCGGTCGCCTGTTCGATTGCCGTTGCCATTTCCAAATTTCCTGTTGTTCAAAACCCAGGTTTTCCATGCGTCCTGCCAACTGACGAACTTCGCGCCGGTCTTGGCGTGGTGGGCTCGAAAGTGTTCGAGTTGATGGTCGAGTTCGCCCGGTGGCCATCCGTCGATGACCTTCTGGGATTTAGTGGTTGGGCCGAACGGTTCGGGAGCCCAGTCTTCGGGAAGCGGTCTCGCGTGCGCGCGTGACTCGGGTTTATTATTCTCTTTCTTCCCTTCTTCCCTTTCTTGTTCTGTGTCCTGTCGCTGTCCTGGGCCTGTCCCGTCTGGCGTCTTGCCGGCTGTCTTGCCGGTCTGTTTTTCAACCTGAAATAGATCGTAATTACAGATCGTTACGACGTTAACCCCTGTCTCGCTATGCGTCTTGACCATTGTCTCGGTTTTGAGACGTGTAAAAAGCCTCTCAACCCAGCCTTTCGAGCGGTCCATAGCCTCGGCGAAATCACGGATGGAGATGGCGAGCTGGCCGCGCTGAAGGGGGACGGACAGTCCTTTATAGCGGACGCGCACGGGCCTCCACGCGGCTCTGGCAATCATCCAGGCAAAGGCCATGGCCTCGCTATCGTTGCGGAAAGCAGGATGCCCGATCAGCGATCTGTGGAGGCGGACGTAGCCAGAATCCGAGGTCATGGCGCCTCGCGCATTTCTTGCGTAAGCCTCCATACGTGGTCGGCTATCTCTGCTATGCAGCTTTCGACATCGGCATATAACTCAGAGCCCGCAAAACGCAGGACGGTGATCCGACACGATGTCATGAATCGATCACGCCGCTTGTCGTGACGCGCTTGGTCTTTTGTGCGCTCGTGGAACTCGTGACCGTCGCACTCGACTACCACTAGGCGCCGATTTCTACCCTCATTGATGTCCAATAAAAAGTCGGCACGAAATTTCCCCACACTTGCCTGCATGTGCACATCAATGCCGTCGCCAGGCATTGTGGGAGCTTCGTCATGTTCAAAACCTGGCCGCGTGAAATACGATATCCGCGTGCCGGCGGACATGTATCCCGGCGCAAAAGCCATCAACCCGGCTAACAAAATTTCTTCTATAGGGCTTTGGCAGGCGACCTTGGTAAACTCGAATCTGCGGCGGAACACGGCCGCGCGAGCATCAGCGGCGGCTTCAATGATCGACTGAGCGCGATTTTCACTCACCCCGCCCTCCGCGCCCGCTCAGCCCCAACGATCGCAATGGCCTCGCTGCGCAGGATCCCGAAGCTCTCGACGAGCCGCATCCACGCATCGGTCATTTCGAGCGCGGCTGGTCCCATGCGCTCGACGGCGGACTGGGCCATTTCACGGGCGGCTGCGGGGTTTGGGCGGCTCATGCCCAGTTCGCCTTGATCGCGCACCATACCGAGCGGCCGTTGAACAGCCGCCGCAGCGTGTAGGATCGGACGAGGGAAATGATCGTGTAGATCACACCGAGCGCGGCATTGTGGCCCACGGACAGCGGATGTCCGGTCGCCCAAGGGATGAATATCGAATTGGCCACCATGCTGATCGCGAGGCCGATCGCGATGTTGGTCAGGCTTTCCATGAAGCTGTCGGCGCGGGACTGGTGCTCGCTCATACGGCCTCACCGAATTTACTGGTTTGATTTCCCCATACATCCCAGCCAAGCCGCCCTTCGCGGGCGAACATCTCGAGATATGGTCCTGCGACTAGTGCCTCAATGCGACGATGTGTTTCATCCGGCTTCCGGCTATGCTCTCGACGTGGTTCAATTATGGTCTGACGCACACCCTTCGACAGGCGGCGAGGACTTCCCCGCGTGAACAGCCAGCACGGCTCAACCTGCTTGCGCGTCCAATATCCGAACCCCATGCGGGGCTCCGCGATGTCGTTGGAGAACATGTCGATTTGGTCGGCGTCGATCAGGCGCTGCTTGATCCAGTAGAAGGCGTCGGTCTTGAACGTAAAGCCCCATGCCGCGGCCAGTTCTATGGATTCCGCCAGATGCGAACCAACGATCCACATAAACAAGGCGCAATCCCTGGCGGCAATATCACCGACTGGAAGGGCCTTCATTTCCGCCAATTCCATGGTCCGGTAATGATCTTCAGCGCAACGATGGGGTGTCATGTTCTCGCCCGAGAAGGTCCGAAACGCCCACGGGGGATCTGCGAGTATGACGCTATAATGATTGCGGGAAAGATCGGCGAAGGGATCGGTCAGCATGCCTGCGCCCCCAACCCTTGCCGGATGCGAAAGATGATCCCGTTGACCTGGTTCTTGGTCAGCCCGAGCGCGGTCGCGATCTGGGGCGGGGTGAATCCCTCGGCCATGTGCTCGGCGACGCTGTCGACAAGGCCGGGATTGGCGTTGCTGTTGCGGCTCATCCGATCACCTCGACCTTCCAGCCGCCACCGTCGCGCTTAGGGACCGGGTAAGCGACCTTGAACAAAAACGGGTAGACGTCCGCCGCGATCTTCATCTTCGCCTTGGCGTCATCAGCGAAGATCGCGGGCGAGCCCTTCACATCGATCATCTCCAGCACGCCGCTGAGGGGCAGCACCGCGAAATCGACGGTCAGGAAGGTGTTGTCGGCGAGCCGGAGCTTGATGCCCTCGAATTTGTACCAGAGGATTTCGCCGGCCAGCATCTGCAGGCGCAGGACGTCGTCATACGCTTTCTCGGTCTTGTTCTGCTCGCCGGTTTTCAGCCGACCGAGTGCGAAATGCTTGTTGCCGCCGCGCCAGTTCATCCCACTGTCTCCGGCGCCTTCTTCCGCTTCCGGACGAGCATGGTGAACTCGTCTTCGGCGGGGCGGATTTTCCTGAACCCGACGCACTCATAGGGATTGGACTTGCCGACGAAGCGCAGCCAATACGCGCGATATCCCCGTTTCTGGTCAACCGCGTCCTCCACCGAGGAGACACGCAGCACGTCGCCTTTTCTGGGGTCGAACGCATCCACGGTGGGTAGCCACTCGTCATTGACGCAGACGGCCAAATCGCCGGGCGCCCAATCCTCGTTGAGATTGCGGTGGTCAGAGATTGCAGGCGGCGCGGGTTTGCGGCGAAACGGCCAGATCATTCACACCCCCATCAATGGATCGTGGCGGGCCGCCCGACGGGTGCCATGCCCACGTGTGGACGCCTGCGACCTGGTCGGACGCGCGGCCTTGCGCTGGGCGAGACGGGCCTCGGTCCAGCGGTCGGCCTCGTCCACGGATGCGAACGACAGCGCCGGGAGATGGGCGGCGGGAAGCGGCTGCTCGCTATGGAACAGCCGCCCCGCGACCCGGCGAAGGTGCTGGAGTGCCCCTCGCATGGGAGTTAGGACTCTGGAGAGCCAAGAAACAGCGGCAGGCCAGTCTCATCACGAGCTCGCGTAACCGCCTCGATGAAGGCGTCGTCGAACGCGCGATCGGCGCGCCACAGTTGGTAGAAGAATACCGGACGGCCATCCTTGATGCGGTAACGCAGGCGTGCAGCGAGGCGGTAGGCTGGTCCATTGTTGAAGATCGGGATCGTTATCAGGAACATGCTCGGGATGCTCACCGGGCCGCCGGTCTCGGGGTTTTCGTGGCGGGTCTGGAAGATGATCTGCCCTTCGCCAGACGTCAGATTTGCATGTTGGGCGACGTTCGCCACCTCGTTGATCTTCAGGCCCTGAGACAAACCAACCAACGCGGTTGGCGTCGCAATCCGGCCACTTCCGCCCGTGACAGCGGTGATATACCGCTGAAGGTCGGCCGAGATTTCCAGCGAGACGTCGGGGTCGACGACGTCAATGATACGGTCTTCAAGAAAGGCCGCGAACTCGGCCATAGCCATGAGTTTGTCGTTCTGCGCGACCCATGCCTGCCATTCGTCCGACAGCGGGAACACATAATGGCCGCGATGATCCCCGAAGCGCGGAGTCGCCTTGACGGCGGCCTTGTCCTCGGGGGTGGTTCCGTTGTTATAGTTCAGGATGGAGGTGATCGACGGACGCTCGCGCTTGTCGATCGCAAACAGTGCGCTTTGGTCATCGGAAAAGCGGTTGGTCCATGCAATGAAGCTATCGAGACTGGTGAGGCTGGCCATACCCTTCAGTCGTTTCGGGGCGTCTCGAAACTGGTCGAACCATTCTGGATTCACCGGCTGGACACGGGCTCCGGCAAGCACGAGCGCGCTTTTGACACCCGTGCCCGGCTCCGCGATCGAAATAACCTTCGGGTCGACATATGCTTCGACTAGGCTGCGGACCTCTTGAACAAGGCCGTCCGCCTCAACATTTGCAGTATCAGACATATCTATCTTCCTTTTATGGGGGTCACATCACGTCGCGGACTGCGGATCCGCCGCTGACATCACGCATGCCGAACAGCTGGCCCTGATAGGGTCGGTTGGGCGTGAAGCGGTTGTCTTCGGTGGTCCACATGGGGGTGCGCGGACGCTTCGGCGCTTCCGCCTTCACCGCATGGGTCGGTGCGAGATAGAAGACCGCGCCCTCCATCGTGAACTTGATCTTGATGGTCAGCTCGCCCTTGGCCTTGCCGCCGGACTGAATGGCAGTCGCGTGCATATCCGCCGCGAGTTCCTTCAGATCTTCGTACACATCCGCAGAAAACTGCCCGTCTTCCAGGATGTTTATGAATTCGCCGAGTGTCGACGCGGCAGGCATGAGGTGAGCGCCGTCTGCGGCGCGCGTAGTGTCGTCAGACATGAGGGGTCCTTTCTTTCGCTTTAAGGCTCATCAACGCGAGCCGGATACGCGCCCGGATCAGCCGGGAACGGTGGTCGTGGGTGCGACGTTGACGGCCATCGGAAGTCAAATGAACCGCGTACCCTGCAGCCCCGCCCCTCCCTGAAACGCCCGCAAGGTCCGTGGCATCGCCACAACCGGCCGACGCTGGCCGCCCTGTGCTAGAGACGCCGTCGCGGTCGCCTCCGGAGTTTAGGGCGGGAATTTCTGTCGAGATCATGCGGCCATGCTCCCGCAGACACGGGTGCAGCGGGCACAAAGGCCAGCCTCCCCAAGCCCTGCGACCTTCCGGCATCGTGGACAGGCGCCGCCCGCGGCCTTGAACAGCAGCGCGGCAACGCGGGGCGCATCATCATCAGGTCGCTCGGCCTCGAACGCCGCCGGGGGCATCGGACCAGTGCCGACGCACGCGCTGAATTCGATCTGGGAAACGCCACAGATGTCGGCCATGTCGGCCTGGCGCGAGAACAGGGCAGAGATCGTCGGGTCATCGGTGTAGAGGCCGATCGACGCGTTCAGCGGGTTGGACAGGACGCCGTTGCGCTTCCCATCCTCGACCGCGAGCATCGCGGCCCGTCGCGCCATGTGCATGACGGCGCCCCATTCGGCGATCGAGATGCCGAACCCCGTTACCACCAGCGATCCTCACCGATCTGCCGGTCGAGCCACGCCTGCGCGCTTTCGCTGAGACCTTCGATGGACTGGATGATGATGATCGCGAAGATGTAGAGACCAACAGCAAGCGAGCCGTAGGCGGCGATGGCCGCGATCCAGTAGAGGACCCCCCAGAGCATCGTCTAGGCCGCCTGTTCGGGCTGGGGGTGAAGGTGCTGATCCACCCAATCCTGGGCGCGTACATATTCGTCTGGTGGAACGCTCTCGGGATCAATGCCGAGCTCTGTGGCGACAATCTTGCGCGTCGCCATCTCTATCAAATGAATCCACTCCGGCGGGGTGACATGCACACCATCGCGGTACTTCTGGATTTTCTGGGACTTGTTTTGGCCCGGCTCCAGCTGCGTACTGGCCTCCGCTGCGCAGAGGTCATAAAAAGCGACCATGTTTAGCATCGGGCGGGCGGCGAGAAAGGGTCTGAGCTGCATAGACAATAAAATTATCTTAATACGATATTTTGTCAATGCCTCTCATTGATCTTATCACGATACGACTGTACGGCGCCGCTCGCGTATATGCTTTACATGGCAGCGAAGCGGAAAATCCGAAAAACCGGCGGCGAGATCTACGCGCCCAATCGTATTGCGGAAGAGCGCAAGGCCAAGGGCCTGAGCACGCTCGAGCTGTCGCTGATGATCGAGGCCTCACCCGGAACGGTCAACCGGCTGGAGAATCGCAAGGCCGCGCTCAGCGTCGACTACATGCTGGCAATCGCCAAGGCTCTCAACATTCCGGCCGAACGGCTGCTGCCGAGCCCGACGCTGGTCACAAGCCGGGCGCTCCCGATTCTCGGACGCGTCGCCTGCGGAAACTGGCGGGAAGCTATCTCCGAGGCCGAACGCTTCAAGGACGTCGAGGACGACCCCGACATCGGCGGACCGAACGCCTTCGTACTCGAGCCCGAGGGCGATTCCATGGACATGATCATGGAGGACGCGCGCTGGATCGTCGTCGATCCCGACCAACCCGACCTGATCGACGGCAAGTTCTACGTCATCATGAACATGGATGGCGAGACGACCTTCAAGCGTTTTCGCGCCGATCCCGCCAGGCTCGAGCCGAGCTCGTCCAATCCCGACCACAAGCCGATCCTGGTGGGCCGCGAGCCCTTCACCGTCATCGGCCGTGTAACCCTCAGGGTCGGCTCCCCCCAATAGCGCACTGCCCGGCGATCGACGCCGTGCGCTGAATTTGCTGGCCCGCCGGTCTGGACCGGAGCGTGGCCCTGCATCATTCTGTTTCGGATCACTGCACCCGATTCGCGTCGCGGTGTTGATAGCGGTTGCGTGGCTACGGCCATGATATCGTAATAAGATATTTCTCGCTTGACGGGTTTATCTTAATACGATATTTCAGGTTCCAGAGATGGAGCCCCCGATGAAACCCAGCGTCTTCACCCGGATCAAAGACCTTGCCGATCCCCACGATCTGCGGGCGCTGAAGCTGGGCCTTATCGTCGGCGTCATCGCCGATCTCGTGATTGCCGCTGCGATCGCGCTCCAGGCTCCCCCTGTCCCCACCGTGCGACCGACGTCAGCCCCCGCGACGTCATGCGGCTCTTGCCCCTTGCCGCATCCCCATTCCCCCAGTGCCGAGGTCGCCGGCCTGGGGGGAAAGGCTTTGTGATGGGCGCGCAGCACACTCCGGGGCCTTGGGCCGTTACGTCCTCAAAGGGCGACGTCCATTCGCAAGCTCGCAACGGCCAGAACTGGATCTGCCAAGGGCCCAACGACAGCGTTTCCGCGCCTTTTGCATCTGAGCGTGAAGCCAATGCCCGTCTGATCGCTGCGGCGCCGAAGCTGCTTGCGGCGCTACGTCTCCAAATCAAGGAATGGCACGAACAGGGCTGCCCCACAGCGTTCGCCCCAGTCGATGAGTGCATGCACTGTTTTGGAATCCGCCGCCAAGTCGCGCTTGCTGCCATCGCCGAAGCGACAGGTGCCGCATGAACGCCCGCGTCGACCCCCAGACCCTGATCGACGCCGCGCGCAGCCGCAGTCGCTTCGAGATGATCTTCACGCTCGACAACTTCGCGTCCTACGCGGCGCTGCGGTTCGACGATGCAGACGAGGCGCTGTCGGAGCTTCATGGCTTTACCGTCCGGCATCGGCTCAACCCCGAGGCTGAGGCCGCGATCTACGACTATCAGACCATGCGCTACACCGCGCAGTTTTACGGTGCCGCGAAGTTCGGCCCGGTCGATCAGCGGCATCCGATGGTCAAGCTCTACCAGAAGGCGGCGCGCGCTGGCGTGTCGGTGGTGGTGGCGCATGGCTGAGAACAGCGCAATCGAATGGACTGATGCGACGGTCAATTTCTGGTGGGGCTGCACGAAGGTCGGTCCCGGCTGCGATCATTGCTACGCCGAGACCTGGGCGAAGCGCACGGGCGGCGGGCTGTGGGGCGTCGGCGTGCCGCGTCGGCAGATCAAGGGCGCGGTGAAGCTGCTCTACAAGCTCCAGAACGGCTATTCGTGGTGGGCGGCCGATCACTATATCGGCAAGATCAACCCGACGCCGCAGCGGCGCGTCTTCATCCAGTCGATGTCCGACCTGTTCGATACCGAAGTGCCGATCGAGTGGTTTGACGAGGCGTGGCACCATATCGAGAACTGCGACAAGCTGGGCATCCAGATCGTCACCAAGCGCATCTCCGTCATCGAGAAGCGGCTGGCCTCGATTGGCGTGACGACATGGCCGCAGCATGCTGGCCTGATCATCTCGGTCGTCAACCAGGCCGAAGCCGAGCGCGACATCCCGCGCCTCATCGAGCTTAAAGCGAAGCTCGGCATTCCGTGGATCGGGCTCAGCATGGAGCCGCTACTTGGGGCGGTGACGCTCAAGCCCGAATGGCTGGCCGAACTGGGCTGGGCGATCGTCGGCGGAGAGTCAGGGAAAAACGCGCGCATCATGCAACTGGAGTGGATTCGCACGCTTCGTGATCAGTGTGCCGCAGCCGGCGTGCCGTTCATGTTTAAGCAGTTCGGCGAATGGATCGCTGCGGCGCAAATCGGCTTCCATGGTCACGAGCGCAGGCCTCGCTTCGATATCCCGCCGCAGTCTTACATGCGCGTCGGCAAGAAAGCCGCCGGTCGCCTGCTTGATGGAGTTCAGCACGACGGGCTTCCAGCATGACCCGCCAGCGCCTCAAGCTCAACTACACCGCGCCGACGGTTCCGACGACGGTCGCGCAGCAGATGTTCGATCCGAGCGTGCCGGTCGAGGGCTGGTACAAGCACCGCATCCGCTCCGGTGGCATGTACGTCGCTGTCCACCTCTGGTTCGGACTGCCAATCGAGCCGTGGACCGGCGAGGTCATGGACCGGGCGCCGACCTGGAATTGCACGATTAATGGCAAATGGGCCGAGGTCGGCGACGTCTGGCCGAGGTGCGCCAAAGACCCGATCGACGAGGCTGAGGCCCGCCATCTGATGAACCTGCAGCAGTGGGGCGAGGAGACCGGCCACGAGGCTGTCGCCGACCCGCGTCGCAGGCTCGATCCCCTTCACACGCCACTGATGTTCTAGCCGGAGACCCCCGATGTCCGCATTCCCCGACGTAAAAGCCTTCCCGACCACGCCAGCGCCTGCACAGGCAGGACTCGGCCACAACCGCGCGCCCGTCGACGTCATGGCCCGTGACGACTTCAACGAGGCGATCGACGCCCACAAGGGTATCCGCCAGCGCATCAACGACCTGATCGGCAGCGCCGACCGCGCCAATGCCACCGATGACGAAAGCGCTGGCCGCTGCGCCGAATTGATCCGCCAGATGACCGCCGTCGAAAAGCTGGTCGATGACGAGCGGACCAAGGTCAAGGCGCCTTATCTCGCAGCTGGCCGGTCGGTCGATGATGCCGCCAAGGCACTGGTGTCGACCCTCGGCAGCAAGAAGGCTGCCGTGCGCGGCAAGGCCGAGTCCTATCTGCGCGAGAAGCAGGCCCGCGAAGCCGCCGAGCGCCGCCGCCAGGAAGAGGAACGCGAGCGCCTGCGCCGCGAGGCCGATGAACGCGCCCGCGAGGAAGCCGCCAAGGCCGCCGAGGAAAATCGTGCGCCCGACCCGGAGATCATGGAGGCGCCGGTCACGGTCGCGGCCAAGCCGATCGAGGAGGCCAAGGCCGAGGTCCGGTCGGACTTCGGGGCGCTCGCGTCGACCCGCAAGGTTTGGGTTGGCCAAGTCAACGACTACGCAAAAGCATTCAAGGCCGTGAAATCGAACCCCGGAGTGCGAGATGCAATCGACAAAGCCGTTGCGGCACTGGTCCGCGCTGGCCAGCGGGAAATCCCCGGCGTCGACGTGGTGCAAGATGTCAGTTTGACAGTTCGGTAATCCAATGCGGAACCACCTCCCCTCACAAGCTTATTTGCTCGCACGTCTTCGATATGATGAGGAGTCCGGCCGCCTATTCTGGAAGCCTCGTAGCATTATCGATTTTGGCCATCTTCCAGATAGTCAGCAGCGGCGCTGCTGCTCGGTTTGGAACGCCCGATACAGCGGCAAGGAGGCTTTCACGGCAGTCAACCAGAATGGCTACTCGGTCGGAAATCTCGATAACCGGACCTATTTGGCCCACCGAATAATTTGGCGGATCATCCATGGTAGCGAACCAGAATTGGTCGACCACATCAATGGCGATCGGCGCTGCAACCAACGCGCCAATTTGCGGTCGGTGGGAGATGCCGAGAACGCGCGCAATATAACTGCTCATCGCGACGGCGTCTTGGGCCGCGTTGGAGTATATCCGCTCCGAAGGACTGGACGATTCCGCGCGAGCATCTGCGTGGACGGCAAGCAGCAGCATCTCGGCGTTTTTGCGACCCTCGCGGAAGCTGAGCACGCTCGCGCCGAGGCCAGTGCTGCTCACGGCTTCATCGTCCGTCATCGCCCCCATGCCGATCGTGAAAGGAACCCCCATGTCTAACGCAGTTGCAATCAACGGCGAACGCCTTGGCACGGCCCTCGCCAAGTTCGAGAGCCAGCTCGCGGAGCGGGCGCAGCAGTTCAAGGTCTCGCTGCCCTCGCACATCACGCCCGAGAAGTTCCAGCGCACGGTGCTGACCGCGGCGCAGGCCAATCCCGACATCCTTACGGCCGATCGCGGCAGTCTGGTCACGGCCTGCATGAAGGCCGCGCAGGACGGGTTGCTGCCCGATGGCCGCGAAGCCGCGCTCGTCATCTTCTCGGTCAACAAGAAGACCGAGCAGGGCTGGGAAAAGCACAAACTCATTACGTTCATGCCGATGGTTTTTGGCCTTCGGAAGAAGATCCTGCAGTCGGGCGAAATCCGCGACATCCAGACGTCCGTGGTCTACCGGCAGGAGATCGAGGCCGGTCTCTTCGTCTACGAGGAAGGCACCGAGCGGATGCTGCGGCACAAGCCGCTGCTCGATCCCGAGTTCAACCCCACCGACGACGATATCGCCGCCGCCTATTCGGTCGCGACCTTCAAGGACGGCTCGTTCTCGTTCGAGGTGATGCGCCGCAGCGAGATCAACAAGATCCGGGAAGCGAGCCAGACCGGCGCCACCCGCGACAAGAAGGGCCAGCCCCGGACGTCGAGCGGCCCATGGGTCGACTGGTTCTCGGAGATGGCCCGCAAATCCGTGATGCGCCGCCATTCCAAGACGCTTCCGATGTCGGGCGATATCATCGACGACGAGAGCTATGGCGACGTCACGGCAGCCTATTCCGCGCAGCATGTGCTGAGCCAGGCCGAGCCGGATGCGCCGACCTTTTCGTCGACGCCGCCGAGCCGTACCCAGACGATCGACCATGTCGCCGAAGAGTCCTTCGATCCTTCGACCGGCGAGATCCTGAGTGAGGAAGACAGCGCCCGGCTGCTCGATGCCCAGACCTTCGCAGGCGACGGCAGCAATGCCTACGCCGAAGGCCCTGCGGTCGAGCAGCGCGGCGAGGTCCATAACGACGCCGACGATGAAGAGGCGGCATCCGATCTCCGTGCGGAGCTCGCTGGCAAGATCATCGCCCGCATCAACGGGCGCAACAGCGACTTCGCGATCAACAACATCCTGAAGGAATGCAAGGCCGACATCGACGCCATGCCCGAGGAGCTATCGGGGGCGATCTACGCGGCGAAGCGTGACCGTCTGGCCGAACTCGAAAAGGCAGAAGCCGCCTGATGTCGATCGAACGCGCAGGCCGGGGCGGACCCATTGGTTTCACCTGTGACGCGCCGTCCTGTCACGAGGTTTTCCAGAGCATGAGCCGGGACTTCGGGACCGCTCTTGCCGAAGCAAAGGAAGACGGTTGGAGGGCGCGCAAGGACGGTGACGACTGGGTTCACCTTTGCCGGGAGTGCGTGAATTGAAACGGAGAAGAAGACGATGACGTTGGATATTCTATACATCGGAGCAACGGTCGCGATCTTCGTCGCTGCCGTTGCCTATGTCGCCCTCGGCATGGGGGATGTGGCGTGAGTGATGATATCATCCGCCCCGAGCAAAGTGGGACTTTCGAAGCTTGGGTCGGCTCGGCTTCGGCCATCGGTGCCCAGATCATAGAGACCGTTCGCGGACTGGTGCTGATGGTAGACGCTCCTGGCACGGCCACCCTTGTTGCGCAGCATGATGATCCTGCGGATTCTCGCGTCTTGTACCTCTTGTATCAGCCGCCGGGCGACGGAGAGGACGTAGGCCGAGGCTTCGTCGCACAATATAAAGCGAACGAGGCGCGCACCGTCGCAGCCTCGCTCCTGCGCCTCGCCGATCTACTGGATGGCGGAGCAACAAAGCAGTGACCACCCTCGCCCTCTACGCCCTGGCCGCCCTCCTGTTCGCCAGGATCGTGCGTCGGAACCACGGCGCCAGCGTGGTCGAGGCCGCCATCGTGGGCGTGCTCTGGTTGCCGTGGATGGCGTGGCAGGCGTTTGGAGCGGACCATGACTGAGGCCTTCATCCTCTACGCGATCGCTGGACTGGCGTTCATGGTGCTGGCGAGCCAGGATGATGACCTTTCCGCGTGGGAGGTCGCAGGCGTCGGGCTGATCTGGCTTCCGGCGCTGATCTATCTGGCGGTGACGGGGCGGGACGATGCCTGAAGCACCCCATAGCTGCCACGACTGCACCGTCCCATGTGACGAGCCCAACAGCTTCTGCGCCCGGTGCGCGCCCGAATATCCCCCGAGGGGCTGGCGGCCGGGTGATCCGGTCAATGACAACCGTAAGCCGGAGCCACGCTGGCCCGGCGACGAGATCGCTGGAGACGGCTGCTGATGACCACCAAACTCCCACCCCTGACCGACGACGAACTGCTCCAGCGGTATCGCGATGGCGCGACGATCGCTGCGCTCATCAACCTGGCCTACCGGCGCAACGGCATCGGCCGGCAGCGGGTGCGGGAGATTGTTTTTGGAGCACAGAGGTAATGGGCTACAACATCAACATAGGCGAGGCTGTCTTTGAAGACATGTCCGACGGCACTTCGGCGGACCTTCGCGTCGACGTCGAGCACAAAGCCCTCGACGAAGCACCTCGATTCCCGAACGACGATATGACTGGGAACGGAAACTCTCGCTCTCCGGGATATTCGGTTTGGCACGAATTCTGCCTAGACACTGGCATCGATGAGCTTTTCTATGGCGGTGGGTGGGACCGAGACGCGCGTCAGTACAAGTCCTGCACCGAGCACTTTCACCGCGAAACACCGTTATTGGCCGACCACCCCGGTTTCAAGGCGATCAATGAACATGATGTAGCCTTCGTAAAGACCGCGCTTGATACGTACAGGGCGAAGCACCCTCTGGCCGAGCCCGGATTTACGACATGGGATGCACGCGATGATGATTCATTTCCCATAGCAAACGCCAACTTGGCCCGACTGATCTGGCTGCACTTCTGGATGGATTGGGCCGTGCAGAATTGCCGTCATCCAATTGTGGCGAACAGTTGATGACCCTCAAGCCCCCTACCATCACCAATTCCGGCAAGCAGGTTTTGCTCGATGGCGTGCACTTCGCGGATGCCGCCACGGTGTACGGTGCCGAGCGGATCGTCGCCGCTATGAGCAACAGAACGGTCAGCCGCGCCGGCATCGCCAAATACATCGAGGACGAGGCTGAGAAGCGCCGGAACCCGTCGCTGCGGCGGATCATGCGGGTGATCGCCGGGAATGTCAGGGCTGGGTTTGATGAGGTGGAGCAAAATGACATCCCTTCCTGACCTCGCCCGCCACTGGTTCCGCCAGACCGACAAGGGCAAGGGCCTCAGACTTGACCAGGCCGAGCTAGACCTTCTCAATGCAATGGGCGTCGGCCGTCTCATTGCCGATTCCCTGGCTGAATTTCAGAGGCAACAATGCCAAAGACGCGTCGCCCAAAACCACTCTATCAGCGGGGGCCGGTCCGGCTCGATCGACGAGATGACCGAACCAACCTCGTTATCACATGGTACGACACAACCGCCGGACGCGAACGAAGCGCTAGCGCGGGTACAGCGGATGTTGAGCTAGCGATCGCTGCTGCCGACCGCAAATACTGGGCGGTCATGAAGCAGCTTGAGTGCTGCCCGACCTGCCACCGCCCCTACGAACAGCCCCAAGATCGCAAGGACAAGCTCGTCACCGAAGCGATCGAGACCTACCTGATTTCGGTCGAGAGCCGCCCCAGCTACAAGGCGATCAAGAACCGGATCAAGCACGTCACCCGCTATCTCGCGATGACCAACGCGGCGATCACCTGCCCCCAAATCGGTGACCCGTGGATAGAGGCGTTCCGGACGTGGAACGCCGCTCAGCAGATCATCAGTCCATCGGGGAAGGCCCGCGCGCGGACGCTCTCAACCGTCGAGAATAGCGTGCTGCAACTAGCGGCGGCGATGCGCTTCAACAAGATCCAACCCCAGTTCAAGGTCATCCAGCCCAAGGATGTCAACCAGACCCCGCTCTACCGCGCCGACATCCCCACGATCGCCCGGGCCTTCCGCTACTGCGTCTATGCCGAGGACGAGACCCGCAGCGACAAATGGCGGTTACGTCGGATCGCCGAGCGCGATCAGTTGCTGCGTTTCCTCCGCGTTTCCATTTGCACCTTGGCCCGGCCCGATGCCGCGCACGAGGTTTCGACCGCTGCCGAGCGCCGACAGTGGAACAGCGCCGCCAAAGTCCTGAACCTGAACTATACCGGTCGCCGGCAGACCAAAAAATACCGGGCCGTCGTCCCGATCGCTCAGCAATTTGCACCACTACTGGATGGCTGCTCCGGCCTCTACGTCACCGTCAACGGCGTTGGCACCGCCCACGACAAGATGACCCGTAAGCTGGATCTGCCCGGCATGGGCGAGTCCGGCATGAAACTCTGGCGCCGGTCCATGGCGAACATCCTGCGGTCACGCCTTCCGGTTGCCGCCTGGGACGAGATTTCGATCTTCATGGGCCACGATAAGTTCGATGACGTCAGCGACCTCTATGCCCCGTTCCGCCCGGACTATCTGCGCGCTGCATTGGCAGAAATTGAATCGGTTATCGATGAGATCGAAGCCGCCTGTCCGGGTGCCTTTTACCCCAACTTTACCGCAAGAGGTGAAAACGTCGTCAGCATCGGAGCCGGAAGGAATGGCTGATTTCTGCGGTGGAAAATGGTGGGCGTGGCAAGGATTGAACTTGCGACCCCTGCGATGTCAACGAAATCGCTACTCAGGAAACGAGCGGAAATCTGCCGATTTGTGCGCAGGGGTTACAAGAACGAGCGGGGAACAAACACCCGATTTGCAGCAAGTTTACCGCAGCCTTACCGCGCGCTAATCAGCGCCAATGCCCGAACCCGTCTACCACCTCACCACCGGCGAGATCATCGCCTACGCCATCCCGCTCGACGAAGTGGCCGCCAGCGAAGCCCAAGACGAGGCCGAGAAAAATTCGCAGCCGGGTGACGATTTATCTTAATGCGATACGACAAGGGACGCACGATTAACCATACTCCCCGTGAACAGGGGAGTTTATCATGCGGTTCATCGGACCCTTAGTTGCTTGCGCTTTCCTCGCTGCTCCGGCGGGGGCTTCAACATATCTCGCTGAACTACACGGCGTCGTAAGCCAGCAGATTGATCTAAGTTTCAGCGACCCGCACGTTAAACTTGGCGACGTCTACACGATCACGGCCCGGTTCGACGACAGCATGATCGAACCATATTGGTCGACTGATGGCACGCAACTGATTGCGGCACATGCGGTCTCTTTTCAAGGCGCGCCCCTGACCGGCGACTTTTCGTTCAAGGTCGAAGGATCGGGCTTTGAATGGAGCAGCTTCACCGATCGGCTCGACGGTGCCCGCCTGTTCTTCGACAACGGCAAGGTTTCAGGCTTTAGCGGCGATCTCCTGCCAGCCGAGACCGATGAGCGGCCGGGAATCGAAAGCTCCGGCCCGGCGTTGGCGCATATCTACGGTGGCGAAAATACCGACCTGAACAACTACAAGAGCCCCGGCTTCTGGGTGACGTGGGATCTCGATGGATCGAAGGTGACTGCCGTTCCCGAGCCCGCATCGTGGGCGATGATGATCGCCGGGTTCGGGTTGGTCGGGGGTGGCCTGAGGCGTCGCGCCAAAGGGGTGATAGCAAAGGTCTGACCCGTGGCGTGGGCCGGTCTCGCCTATGCCCTAGCTATCTTCGGCGGAATCGCCGCGCTCTTCTATCATGCGAACCGTCGCTCGGGGCCGCGTTGGAAAGTAGCGGGCTACTCAGTGCTGTTTGTGCTCTTGCTGTTGACAGTCGGCATGCTCCGCATGGGCGGCTCCGATGATTGCGGAACGGGTTTACCGGCGCGCTATCAGGACTGCTAGTCCGCCGCCATCACCTCGTTCCAGCGCCGGTTGAACGCCGAGATAACGGTCTTCTCCCGATCGTCGAGCTTGGTCTTGATATCCTTGTAGGCAGCGTCGTCGACCTTCTCCAGATCGTGCGCCATGGTCAGCTTGCCGCGATCCTTCCGGATCGAGCGCATCTCCTTGCGCGCGGCCTTCATGACCGGGACCAGCTTGAGCACCGTCGACTTGTCGTCGATCAGCTTGGTCAGGCCCTCGTCGTCGCCCTTCTGGTGATAGTCCTTGGCCCAGCCCATCGTCTGCTCGATCTGGTCGACGCGGTCGTAATAAAGCGACTTGTCGAGCCAGCGGGGCTTGTCGCCGACGACCTTGCGGACGAACGGGAAATCATCTGGCTTCAGCTCACGCTCCGGATCGAACGGGGCGGCAGCGAGATTGCCGACCTTCATGACGAAGCGGCCGGCGCCACCCGCGAAGTATCCACCCAGATAGTCCAGTACCTCGGGGCTGACGCTGACGGCGCCGGGGATGACGTCGTCGCCGCCGGTAATGCGGTTGAGGAACTGCGCGGCCACCCGCGATTCGGTGCTGACCGAGGGAAAGAAATTGTTGCTCGGGGTCGGCGGCGGCTCGAACGGCGACGGGTTCGGCTGGATCGGCTTACCGGTAAAATCCTTGTTGGTCGCGATCTCTGCCACGGGGTCGATCGCGGTCGGGAGAATCGTCGTCAACAGGCTGTTGCTGCCCAGCGGATTGAAGGCGTCGAGCGACGTCCACAGCGCCTCTGCGCCGGCATCGAGCGCGCTGCGGCCATGGAGCACCTCGGAGAGGTTGCGGCCGAGACTGACGAAGGCGTTGAGACCAAGCCCGAGCGGGATCTTGATCGACTTGTCACCCCAGCCGGGCGCGAGCAGGATCAGGTTGCGCTCCTTCTCGAAGTCCGGAACCTTCGACCAGTAGCTTTGGCCGTCATCATCATCATCGCTCGCCCAGCGGTTGAGCATGTCGAGCATAAAACCCAGCGCGACGGCGCCGACGAGGGCGCCACGGACTTTACGTGAGCGCCCGGCGGCGATCATGAGCGTGGCGCTACCCTGCACCGAGGCGTTGAAGAAGGCATAGAGGCTGTTGATGACCGGCCCGTACTGTCCGCGCCGGGTGAAGTTGACCGTGGCGTTGCGGGCGAGCGAAGCGGCCTGGCCCTTGGTCATGCCGCCCTCACGCGCGTTCTTGTAGGCGGCCAGGCGCACGGCGTTCTCGACCCGGTCATTGACCTTGTCGACGGCTTCGAAGAACCGCATCGCCCCGACCTTGAGACTGATGCCCTTGCCGGACATGGCGCGATCGACGCGCGCCCTGATGCTGTTCAGGTCCGACAGGTCGTTGAAATAGACCTTGCCGCCTGCGAGCTCGAATTCCCGGCGCCATTTACCCCACTCGGTATCGGTGCCCTTTGGCGCCATCAGGGCCTTGCGCCAGTCGCGGACGATGCCGCGCACCATCCCCGGTACATCATGCTGGCTGAGGTTGACCCCCGCCGTCTGGATGTCGCGGAAGGCGTTGGTGATCAGGAATTCCGGGTTCCACGTGGTGTTGATCCGCGAGAACAGGCGGGTAAACGATCCGATGATCTTGACCCAGGGCTGAAGCTGCTGCGCCGAGAGGTTGCGCATGGCGTCGGCGACACGCACGGCGGCCGGATTTTCGCGGTTCATGGTGACGCGGTGCTCGACGCCATCGATCTTGAGGCTGACCGTGTACGGCGCGTCCTCGGCGCTGATCCGGCTTTCGCTCCGGTATTCGACCTGGCCCTTGGCGCTGTTCCACACGGCCTTGCGCGTGATCTTGTCGATCTTCCAGAAATCGGGGTCCGGCGCTTCCTTCGCGAGATCATGGAAGCTCTGGCCGACGCGGTTGGTCTCAGCGCGCTGGATCGCTTCCTCGGCCTGCATGATCGAGTAGGCGAGGATATCGCTGGCTCTGGACTTGCGGCCGAAGGCGCGGCGCGACTCCTTGCCCCTGACGGTGATGCCGGAGCCGCCTTTCATCGGGCGGTCGCTGTTCGCCTCGGGGTCGAGTTCGGCCTTGCCGCGCAGTGGCGCATAATGTTCATATTGCTTGCGCCAGATATCGGCCTCGGCTTGGCTGAGCAGCCCGGCCTCGACGCGGGTATCGACCGCGAATTTGAGGATGGCGTCGACTTGAGCGGCCAGCGCCTTCACGGCATCACGGCGGGGATCGCGCTCGACGGCGGCCACGATCTCGGCGGCCTCTTCGTCACTCATGCCGGAACCGCCCTCGGGGATTTCCGGGTTGATCTCGGCGATCCGCTTGTTCCGCTCCGGGGCGTGGCGGGCGTAGACATACGCCTCCAGCTCATCGACGCTGACGCCCGCTTCCTTCATGCCATCGAACAGCGGCGCCACCATGTCGTCGGCCAGGCGCTCGAGCTGGGCACCGATCTTGCCGGACATCAGTTCTTCGGAATGATAGGGCCGCTGCGCTTCCGGCAGGGCCTTACCGAGCGTCTTTTCCACCGCCTGCTGCAGACGGAGCACCGGCAGCATCCGGTCCTGCAGAGCGGTCCTCCAGCGATCGAAGCCGGTTTCCGCACGGGGATCGCCGTCTCCGGCCTCGCGCTGGCTGTCGACGAGGCGCTGGGCGCGTTCTTCGGCTTGGGCGGCGAGCGTGTCGTCGGGGTTCGTAGCGTCCCGGCCTAGCGGGGATGGGGCGCCGGTTGCGGGGATGCTGTATTTTGCCAGCACCTTCACGCGGCTGTCGTCGAAGACGACGTAGTTGTAGGTGCCGTCGCCCGCGGTGCGCGAGCCGCCGTCGAGATATTTTATGCCGGCGATGCCTGCGTCGTGAAGCAGAAGTGATGCGTCCTGCTTGCCGTTCGATCCATCGGTGTCGACGTCAAGCTCGACCCGTGAAAGCATGCGATAGAACTCGCCGCCCGTGTAGGCGCTGTCATCAAGCTCGACCGGGTTCATGCCCTGCTCGTCGAGGCGTTCATTGATCTGGTCGAAGGCTCCATCGGGAACGCGGAGAAGCGCCTGCTTCACAACCTCGGGCTGCTCGCTGAGAGGCTTGTCCCACAGAAGATATTCTCCGTCGTCAGGGATATCTACTTCGTAGAGCTTGCCGGGCTTCTCGACCCCGATCTCCGCTCGATGTTTCGTAAGCCAATTAATGCAGCGCTGATATGTGTCGCGAACCCGACCCGTCTCTCCGGACATTTTGTCGGCGAATTTATCGATAGCCTTAGCGACGCTGCCATAGATTCGCACATATTCTAGAGCTTGAGCACCGTCCCATTGATCTTCGGTCCACACGCCGGCCCCGAAGATATCGTTAGGCACTGCCGTGTCGATGCCGTTCAAAGTGACCCTCGCCTGTCCACGGCTCAACTTGTCGCGATAGTGCTCGGCAATGCCCTTCTTGCCCGCGAAGTATAGCCCATATCCGTAAGCCTGCGCGCCCTCGCCCGTGCCGATCTTCTCGGTCGTGAAGCGATCAAAATCATGCGGGCTACCATGATAGGCGGCCTGCAACATCGGTCGCCGCGACTTCCAAGATACCCGCGCACCCCGCCCCGCCCCGGTCTCACGTGCGCCAATCGTGCCATCGGCGATATCCCGCAGCACCGCCCGGCTGTCGGCATACCCCCGGCCCGTCCACATCTCGCGCACGGCCCGCAGGAACGACGCCAGCTTGTCGAAGGCGATGCGGGCGAAACCCTTCACCTCGGCACGCTTGGCCTGATAGCTGGCGAAGAGATCGGCGACGGCTTCCTCGCGGATCAGGTCGATATTGTTGCCGTATGGCTTCGAGTAGCGCTGCGTGACGCTGTCCATCAGCGCCGCGTCGCTTTCGGCCAGGCGCACCAATGCCGACCATTCGGTGCGGTTGAACAGCCCCAGTTCGCGCGCGGCATGGATCGCCTCGTGGTCGAGCGTGAACGCCCCGTCCTGCGAGGCGTCCATCGCGACCTGAATGAATTTGTTGAAATAGCGGCCCGCCGTGCCATCAGGGGCGTCGACAATGCGGCCCACGACATCGAGCGCGATGCGATCGGCAAGGCCATACCCCTTCAACCGTTCGATCAACTCGTCCCGTATTTGCCCCAAATCTGCACGGTCGTTGTTGTTTTCTTCATCGAGAAGGAATAGATTGAGTTCGTCGCGAGGGCCATCCAACGCAGGTGCGGTCCCTCCCTCGGGAGAATCCCTTCCGGCAGTAGGCCGGCTCGCGACACTTTTTTTCCCATTCGTGATGTGCGTCAGGTCGTATTGAAAGCGGCCCTCTTTGGTCTCACGCACGAACACGCCAAGTCGCTTGACCTCACCACCGATCGAAACCGGGGCGGCATAGAGGTGCATCGCGTGAGTGCCGACCGAATCACCCGGCCGCGTCTCTACCAGCGCACCTTTCTCGATGATCGCGCGTATCGCGGGGATGGCCTTGATCAGATCAGGCCCCTTGCTCAGTACCTTCTTCTGGCCCCGGTCATTGAAGCTGACGCGGTGGCCGTCGGACGACATGACGGTGCGGGCGAAGAGGTTGGAGCGGAACCACTTGCGGGCGGCCTCGCGCAGGGCAGGCATGTCGGCGCGGCTGTGGACCTCGACGCCGAGCTCGTCGCCGGAGAGGGTGGCGACGGGGTTGTCTGGGAGGCTGTAGAGTCTGGTGCCCTGCTCTGTGGATTCGTGCTCGATGGTGTCAATGAAGCGATCGAACCCCTCGCGGATGACTGGAATCTCCGAAGCGACCGGGTAGGGATATCCGTCCTCAAGCGCATAAACTGAGGCGCTTACGACGTTAGCGAGATAGTCGTTTCGAAAGCCGTTATCGGCGAGCTTTGCAATGACATAGCTTTCGAACGCGCGCGCGCTCATCTCGATGTCCGTGGACCAGTACGCCTTGGTGCGACGCTTATCGAGATTGGCTGATCGCTCCTTGATGGATGTCTGTCGGATTGACGCCATCACGGCTTTGAAGGCCTCAACCATTTCCGGCCGCACGCCGTCTCGGGCAAGGCCGGGGGCGCCCGTCATATATTCGTCGCCGCGACCGCCCTGCCGTGAAAAATAGTTGTCGAGGCTGTGCCACCATTCGTGTGCGAGCGATCCCGCGCCCGCGTTTTTGGTCAGGTTGATGACGATACTGCCGCGCTCGTAATGCGCCGCAGCGGCGTTGATCCCACCCTTGCCGCGCGCGCCAAAGGCAAGACCCAACTGTCCGTTGAGCGACAGTGCCGCTGGCGGTACTTCGAGCAGGCCGGCGAGATCCATAAGGGCGTCGTAGGCTTCGTTGAGGTCAGCTTGCCGGCGCTGACCCTCGACATAGTTTCCGAACTGCACGCCACGGAACCCGAAGGTCTCGCTGAACTGCTGAGGATTGACGTCGGCACCGGCACGATAGTTCTCGCCGATGCGCGGCGAGTTCACCGTAGAGCGCTCATTCGGAATATGCTTCCACGATTCCAGCTTGGTTTCGAGCGCAGCGCGGTTTTCAGCGATATAAGCACGCGCTTCCTTCACCGCGGCCTTTCCGGCTTCCTTGTCAGCCGGGTCGAACGGAATTTCGTGGAGGTCGATATATTCACGTCCAACCTTCTTGCCGATCAGCCAGCGGCCAGGCTTCGATCGGAAGGAGTATATCTCGAACTTGGTCGGAGCCTTGGGCTGGGCCGTGAGACCGCCGCGCTCGACGAACCCCTTGAACTTGGCAAGCGCTTCCTCGCGGGTATCACCCGTCGTCAGATCGCGAGGCCAGTTGCTGAAGGCGGTTGCCTTGGCCTTTGCCGAAACGCTCCAGATCGTGCGTGGCGGGCTGTAAGTGACACCGGCGTACATCGAATAGCTGGCCGCCGAGAGCGTGATCCCTTTGAGCGACTTCTCGTGGCCGACGGCTTCGTACAGGTCGATCGTGCCCTGCAGGTCGGCATAGGCGCGCCCACCCTTGGCGAGCACGCCCCTCATGCTTTCGCTGCCGCTGCCATCGAGCATGTTGTTCGCGATCCGGCGCAGATCCGTGACCAGATCGACCCAGCCTTTGAGCTTCCAGGACTTCTGCGGTTTCGTCGGAATTGCATCGCGCATGGCGCGCACGGCTGAGACGACATAGCTATCAGCGCCACCCTCGAGCAGCTTCAGATAATCCGGCTCCGGCCACGACCTCGATAGCGGCTCGGCTGCAATGTCCACCTCGCCGGCTTCGGCCATGCGATCCTTGTAGGATTGCGCATAGTCCTTCCGCGCGCCGTGCAGCTTCTCGCCAAAGTCGTCGATCTTTGAGACAGGGGGCTGATCTGGCGTCGGCTGGCGCGAAGCGAACATATCGCTCTGATCGCGCTCGGCGGAGAGGAAACCGCCCTCCTGGTCGGACAATCCCACTTGATCGAGCCGGCCCGACCTCGGCTGCTGCTGCCGGGCGGCGATCTCGCTGCGTTGTCTTTCGGTGAGCCCAACCCGCTCGGGCTGCGCGGCGTCTAGGCCGAGGCTTCCGTCTTCGCTGGCTTGTGACGCTCCAGTTTCGCCAGATTGCTCGCGTGACGCTTGGCGCTCGCCCGCGTCTCCGGATCGACCCGGCGATCGTTCGACAGGAGCTGGAGCTTCTGGCGCATCTGCTGCGGTGTTGGACGCTCTTTCATCGCCCGCTGGTATATCATCGAACCCCGGCACGTCATAGAGGCTCGCGCCGGTCTGCTCATGGGCCGTGCGAAGATCCACGGCACCGCGAGACATGATGACGTGCTCGATCGCTCCGAACGCGCCCATTTCGGGAACGAGGGGCAGCGCAGCGGCAATCTCGTCGTCGCGAACATCGAGACCCAGGTCGGAAACAATGTGGTCGATCTCATCGCGGGCGCGACGTTCCTCGCCGCCGGCATCACGCTCGCGCGCGGACTGGTCGACGGCTGCAACGGCCTCGGGCGGATAGACCTTCTCACGGGCACCGCGCTCGATCAGTTGCAGCACCTGATCTTCGGTCGGGCGCGGGGTCGTCGAAGGTGGACCGAAATAACCGCGCTCGTGGAGAAATTCGCCAGCGGCGTCGATCGTCATGCCGGTCGAGCGGATCAGGGCGCCCGCCTTGGGAATGAACCGCTGGAGGTTGCGGCCCTTCTTCAGATCGTGGCGGGGCCGTCCGGTTGCGCCGATCTCGTCCTGAATGCCGCCCGCCTGCGCGAGTGCCGTGATGACGTCGGTCGGATTTGCGGCTGACCGCTTCGCAGCGATCTTGGCCTTGAGCGCGTCCTGCTTCGAAAGAGGAGCCGGGGATTGAACAGATTGCTCGGTCGCCCCCCGGCCCGAGTCTATAGGAGAGGATGCCTGAAAGGCAGGATCCGATATAGCAGCGTTTTCCGGATTGCGTAATACGATATTTTCAGCGGCGGGTTTTGAGGTGTCACCCTTGAGCCATTCCTTGAACTGATCGATGGGCATGGCAACCACGCTGCCCGCACGCTCCGCACCCCGGCCGTCGGAGAATGCTGCATGGTACGCCGCCATCGCCTGATCCTGCGAGGCATAGCCGATCATGGCTTTATGCTCATCGAACTTTCGGGAATCGGCATCGACCTGATCGACCACGTAGACGGTCGGCGCCGTCGGGTGCGGGCCGACGTAGACGTCCACCTGATCGCCGTCGGCGCCCTCGGTGCGTTTCACATACCCGTAGGCATCGGGCATTGTGACGGACCATGGCTTGCCATCGGGATCGGTGCCCGACCGGGTCGATCCCTTCGGGTTCTCGATCGCGATGTCGAGGCCTTGGACTTTCACATGCACTTTGGCATAATTTCCGGCCTTGGCCTGCGCCTCGGTCGGCTCGGCGGCGTTTGCGCTGGCGGCTTCCAGATGATCCGGGTGAGTGACGTCGATCGGGGCCGCGCGCGTACCGTCGCCTAGCGGCGCCAGTTTCCCGGTCTGAGGATCGAGCCACCCGATCTGCTTCGTCGAATCCTGCTCGTCGAAGACGGGCTCACGGGTTTCGGCGGGGGAAAACTCAATCGGCCGGTTTTCCCCCGGTTTTTCCCCTTCGCTTTCGGTCGCGTTTTCAGCAACTTGCTCAGTTGCCTGCATAGAATTTGGATAATTTCCCGCGGATTCGGGAAAACTCACGCTCTGCGGATCCACCGCGACCCCATTCTCGCGCACCGTGTAATGCAGATGCGGCCCGGTCACATTGCCGGTCGCGCCGGATTTGGCGATCACCTGGCCGGCACCGATCTCATCGCCTACCGCGACGTCGGCACCGGACAGGTGAGCATATCCGGTAACAAGGCCATTGCCGTGATCGACGCGAACGAAATTGCCGTTCTTCTCGTCGGATCCAACGGCGATGACTCGACCGGACGCGGGGGCACGCACGTCGGTTCCGACCGGCACGGCGATGTCGATGCCGTTGTGCTCGGAGCTCGCGCCGTCTTTCGGCGCTTCGCGGTGCCCGAAGGGTGAAGTGATCTGGCCCTCTACGGGAAGGCGTAGGGGTTGCCGGTCCTCATTCGCCTGGCCATGTCGTGCCGGTATCGGAGCGCCTGACTGCTCAAGTTCCGCGAACAGTGCATCGAACGGACCTCCCTCTGCTGCCGTGGTGGACTGGGGCTGCGCGAGGGGCGGCGCGGGTTCCGGGGCGAACGATGGTTCGGGTGACAAGGCGCCATCGACCAGCGACTTGCCGCGCGCGATGAGCTTGTCCGGGATCGCACTGGCGCGATCGTCTGGGGTGAGGAGCGCGTCTTCCTGCGCGGTCAGGGGCTGCTCGCTGAGCGGGGCACTATGGCCCACGAACGGATGCGCCGCGACGTGCATGGCGCCGCCCGTGAAGAAACCGACGATACCGGCGTCGAGAAGCTGCTGCCTGGCCTCGCCCCACGTCATGTCTGGCTTGAGGATGCCCTTGTCGTAGCCGGTCTGCAGGGTCTGGGTAAAAACCTCCTGCAGACCCTCGGCACCAGCGGTCTTGAGCGTGCCTTTGAGGAAACTGCCGCCCGGCTTCATCATCATGCCGAGCGGGATGCTTTCACCGATCGTCTCGGCGGCGGCCATGAAGGCGGCATCGACGGTCGCGGCGCGAGGATCGCGGCCATCGGCGCGGCTCTCGCCATATTGCTGTGCGCCCACCTGGCCGCCCATGACGGCGGCGCCGAGTTGGGGGTTGCGCGTTGCCAGCGTCGTCGCGATCGCCGGAATCATCTGGACGACGCTCTGCGCGATCATCGGCAGATATTTCTTGGCTGCGCTGTCGCCGGGATTGATCTGGTTAGCGGCAAGATCGCGCGTGGCCGCATCGTAGATGGCCTGGCCGGGGACGGCGCCGCGCTTCCCCATCTCGACGAAGGTCTGAGGGGCGTCCAACGCCTCGCCACCGATCTCCGCGCTCGTGACCGGCGCACCATAGGGGGCACCCTGTCCGTCTATGCCCTGCGCCGCACCGGCCTCGGCAATGCCCTGGATCGCGCCACCGACACTCTGGCGAAATGCCGGGCCAAGGCTGGACAGGGTCTTCTTGGCGACCGTGCCCCAATCATCCTCTGGCGCGTGATCCGGGACGTAAGGCGTGCCAGTCTTGACCGCCGTGTCCATGCGATCGGCGGCGCTACCATAACGCGCGGTGACGGCGGCGTCCGTGCCCTGCCAGTCCTTCGCGATCGAGGCGCGCTCGGCTTCGGTCGGCTCTCCGGCCATGACCTCGGCGAACAGGTCACGGGGCTTGGCGTCGCCGCCAGTCACCTCTGCAAAGAGATCGCGCGCCATCAGTTGGCGCCGAGCTTGTAGCCCTTGGCGCGCAACAGGGCGTCCCAGTCAGCCTTGATCTGAGCCGCTGGCTTGCCCTGCTGTGTCATGGAGTAGCGCGCGAGGCCGGACTGATATTCGGTTTGCGAGTAGGTCTGAGCCTTGGGCGCGGGAGCCGCTGCCGGTTTGGCCGGGGTAGGTCCGGCATCGTCGCCACCCGTCAGCCAGTCGTCATCGCTGCCGGTTTTCTTCGGCCGGTACTTCACGCCCGTGGCGCTGGTGCTGCCGTCCTTGCGCACGGTATAGAGCAAGCCGTCGTCGCCCTCGAACGTCGACTGGACCTCGCCGCTGTCAAGCTGATCGCGCAGCCGGATTTCCGCCTCGGACTTGGAGGTGTCGAGCGACGATCGCAGCTTGGTCAGCGTGATCTCGTTGCCGAGCTTCTGCCCCTCTTCCTTGACCTTGTAACCATGTTCGGCCTCGGCCTTCTTCAGACCAAGCGTCAGCCCGCGCTCGTCGTCGCGGGCGGCGTTGCGGTCGTTGAGATCGGCCTGCTGAACATTGGATTCCTGCTGACGGCGCGCCCGCAGCGACTCCATCAATGTCTCGTGGCGCTGCTGGGCATCGAGGATGCCTTGCTTTGCAACGCCCTCGCCAAGGCCTTGCATAAGACCGCCAGCGATGTAGCCAAGCGCGCCCATCTCAGCCCCCCATCAGGCCGCGCGGTGTCGCTCCGGCGGCGGGTTGAGCCTGAGGCGGCGGTTGCTGGCCCTGCTCGGACTGGCCCTTACCGAGCACCGAGGCGATGCCGGGGATGAGGTTCGCCAGTTGCCCGGCGCGATCAGCTTCGACGATGGTCCCGAATTCCTGCTTGAGCTGGTCGGGATCGATGCGGCCCGTCGGGTTCATCTCGCGGTACATGTCGAGCGCCATGTAATAGGCACCGTCGACCTCTTCCTGCGCATAGTCATGGACGCCAGCGGCTTCCGCCATATCGGCGAGCATGCCGACGATATCCTCGCCGGCCGCCATCAGGGCGTCATCCGGAATGTCGAAGCCAGACTGTTGCGCACTAACCTCGACCGAGACGACGACGGCGACGGCAGTCGAGGCAAGATTCTGCACGGGGTTGTCCGTACCACCAAGCATCTCGAGAATCTGCTTGTTCGGCTCGGTGCCGTTCTCGCCGCCGATCACGCGGGTGGCATTGTTGACGACCTGCTCATAGGCCGCCTGCTCCTCGGGCGTTGCCTGCTGGCCGTCCTGATCTGAGACCGTGGCCTCGCCGCCTTCATTGGCAGCATCCGGATCGGGCCGGGGTTCCTGCTGCTCTTCGGGCATCAGTCCGCCGCGTTGTGCCATCGCCATCGATCAAGCCTCCGCCGTGTTGCGCAAGCGCATTTCCTTGCTGTCCCAGTAGAGGCGTCCGGTCGGACGGGGCGCGGCTGAGGCGTCGCTGAACTGCGAAGCATCGTCCGATGTCCAGAGGCCGCCGCCCTGCGGATCCACGCCGTAGCTGTCGCGGACGCGCTGCTCGCGCTTGCGTTCGGCCTTGGCGTTTTCGGAGGCGATGAGGCCACCACCGAGGCCCTGGAGCGCTGATCCGGCCAGGACTTGATTGCGCTCGACGAAACCCATGAGACCGCCGCCACCTGTCGCGGCGCGGGTCGCTGCATTGGTCACACCATTGGCGACGGGTGATTCGCCAAGCACCTGCATGGGGAGCCCATTTATTCCGACAGCCTCTGCGCCTGACTGTGCCGCTATATTGGCTGGCGACACGAGGTCGGCTCCAGCCGCAGCATCGCCAGCGGCGCTCATGGGACCGCCAGCACCCGCGGCAGCACCACTCATCGCCAGATTGGCACCACCGAGGAGCCCGCCGGTAATAAGTCCCGTAGTTGCTGCCTTGATCGGATTCTTGCCCGTAAGGACACCCATCGCGGCGCCGATGCCAGCACTGTTCACTGCGGTCGTCATGACACTGGTGAGCCCGGCGCCTAAGCCGAGCCCCCCGGATCCGAGCACCGAGGCGACACTAGGAAGGGCACCCAAGGCAGCGCCGCCACTGAGGATAACAGCACCGATCGCAAGGGCCGGCAGCGCGACCTTCTTAATGACTTTTACTACTTTTTTGAACACCTTGCCGATGCTCTTGAGAAACCCGCTCATGCTGCCAGTGCCCCCACCAACGCCGCCTTGCGAGGGCGCGTGAACTTTTCGCCTGACCGGTGAAGGCCTTCCCGGCGATACAGAGCGGCCAAGCGCTCGCCATCGGGCGTCGCATCCGACCAACTAAGATTGACATCGACGACCCGGGGGTTTGCGTCGGCCCACGCGAGATAGGCTCGGACGAGGCGCATCAATGCGCCTGGAGGTGCTGCGTCGGTCAGATGAAGGAACATGTCGTTCGCCTCGAGCCGGTCGCAGATGAAATAGATCCGCGCCAGCAAGCCGATGATGAAGCCCTGCACCACGCCGCCAGCGTCTTCCTCGACCATGACGAGTGAGCCGCCATCATTGGTGTCGCCATTGCGGCCGACCAGCGCACGGAGCGTGCGATGTGCCACCTCTCGGGAAACATCGCAGAGACCCGCGTAGACGGTGTGCGAATGCAGATCGACAAGCATCTCGACAATGCGCGGCACGTCCCCGAATTTCGCTGGCCGAACCGTCACCTCGCGCGAACCTTCGAACCGACCGGCGGGGTATAGGCCGACACATTGCTATTCGCGGCCGGAGCCGGAGCCGGAGCCGCCGGGCTCGACCCCCATGGCAGGTTGAGCCCCATGGTCGAGGCCACCAGGTTCTGCATCGTCTGCGTCTGGGCCTTGGCGCTGGCGAGGAAGTTGCTGCGATCGGTGGCGCTCATCTTCTCGTTGCCCATGATGGACGCGAACATCGAGGCGTAGTTGGTGCCAGCCGAGACCAGCGTTTCGGCCGCCTTGGCCGCGAGGGCATCGGCGTTCTTCGACATGTCGAAGTCCTGAGCGCGGCGCGTCGTCGCATCGCTCATCAGGCCAAGATCCTTCTGGATATCCTGCCCGCGCGTGGTCGCGGAAAAGTCGAGATCCTGCCCGCGCGTCGCGACCTGGTTCGCCATGAACTGCTGGTTCTTCGTCGCGACCTGAGAGGCTTCCTGACTGGCGATCGGGAGGGCCGCCGTGATCGCCGCGTCTTCGCCGGATCGGGCGGCCATGGTGCTGTTCAGGAGGCCCCGGCGCTGCGCGGTTTTCATGGCGCCAGCGCGCGCCTGCTGCATCAGCGGACTGTCTTGCGAGGTCAGCGCGGTTACGCGCGAGGAAACCGCATCGTCTTCGGGTTTCCAATTGCCCTGCGCGTCGAAAGCCATGCCCCGATCCCCCTGCGCCGGACACTACAGGAAGTGCAGAAATATTTCCATATCCGATATTATCGGTTGATTGAGATATCCTAATACGATACTCAAAGCGCAACCGACGTGGAAACGTCCCGAGAATGTACAGGAGGCGACCATGAACACTGGCGGCTAAAGACCGCATCAGGACGTGGGGTGGAGCAGCCCGGTAGCTCGTCAGCCTCATAAGCTGAAGGTCGCAGGTTCAAATCCTGCCCCCGCAACCATCATTCTGCTGGAGAGCTAACATGCACAGCGATACACTGATCGAAACCGACCGCTACAGCGCCGACAAGGCGACTGCCCCTCGCGTATCCCTTGCCGACATGCAGGCGAAGATCGCGGACGAATATTACTTCATCGCCGGAGACGCGCTGCACGAACTGGGCAAGGCCGTGAGCGAGAAAAGCGCGCTGCACATCCTGACGATCTGCGTGCTGGAAATGAAGAACGGCTTTGTCGTCATCGGCAAGAGCGCGCCCGCCTCACCCGAGAATTTCGATCGCGAGAAGGGCCGAAGGTTTGCCTACGAGGACGCGATCAAGCAGCTTTGGCCGCTTGAGGGATATGCTTTACGCGAGGTCTTGTCCGCCTCGGCGTGAAAGTGATGCGACGGCGGGGATAATCGGAGACCCGCTAGGCTCTCACGGGGCCGATAAAGAGAGCCGTGAGCTTTAGGCAGGTAGGTGGCCTATCCGTCTCTGAAAGTCGCTTCGGCGAACAAGCGGGAACACATCGCCGGGGTAACGTCCGGCTCGCATCACAAACGCTCCCGTAGCTCAACAGGATAGAGCGCATGCCTTCTAAGCATGATGTTGCGTGTTCGAGTCACGCCGGGGGCGCCAGTTATGATATGGGGTGATTCATGACGGACTGGACCAAGCCTGACGCCTTCATGAGGACCGAACGCATTGCCGGAACGAACGTGCAGTTTCCGCGCGACAAGTCGGTCTTGGAAGAGGGTGTGATAAGGTTCTGGGTTCCACGAGATAATTGGATGAGGCTTTATGGCATCTGACACCGATCTTCGCGAGGCGCTGATAAGGGCTTTTATGGCAAAGGTTCAGATCGTCGAAACAACCTTCGCTAATGAGCAGCCGCTAATTTTTGCTGATGAGGATGGGCTAGGCGAGATCGCAGACATCGCCATCAAGGTCTTCAAGGACCAGAAGACCGTGCATGTGTCGAATTTAGAACCCAACACCAATTATATGCTTGAACTGCAGCACACCGACGACGGGCCATTGAAGGCCCAAGTGAGGCCGATCGCGCCGGAGGAGTTCTACAAATGGCTGTTCGAACACGGTTTTGTTAGGGCGCAATCTACTCCACGCGGTTAGCGCCAGCCCCCATCCTGACCTGCTTCTGAAGCTCGATCAGCGTCGCGCGGATGCTACCCGCGACGTCGTATAGGTCAAGGATCGACAGGGTGCAGTCCGCCCCGGTCATCCTGTCGCCCGTCCGTCGGACCTTCGGTAGCTCCTGCGGCTCCACTAGCAGGCTCGCGTCGATCCTTGCGGTTTGCAACACTGGCTGCGTCGTCGAGCATGCGGAGACCGCCAGCATCAACGCACAGCCCTGTATAAGCCGGAGCCTGCACCAGTTTCTCGGTCTCACGGTAAATCTCCCTGACCTGTGTCTGCGCCTTCGCCTCGACCTTGCCATGCGCCAACGTCGATTCCTGACGGGCATCCTCAAGCTGGATCGTGAGTTCGCGCGCCTTGCGCTCCACTCGGGCCTGCGCGCCTTGCTCGATCCGCGATCCGTCGAAGCGGCCACCGATATAGGCGGCGAGCAGGAGCGCGAGACCGCCGACTAGCTTGTAGAGCAAGGTCATGCTGGCGGTTCCTTCGCAACAATCTCCTGCGCCTTATCCGTCGCAGCCGCCGCTACCTGCTCAGCACCATCAGCCGCCGAGCCCACCGACCCGCTGACGCCGCCGGGGCCGGAGAAGGTGATCCGCGCCTTGAACGTCATCACGACCATGACGAGGAAGCTCAGCCCGACGACCCCGAGCAGCCCGAGGATCGCGTGATCTTTCATGTCAAGGATGCGCAGGATGATCGTCGTGCAGTCCTCGATCAGGGGCTTGGTGCGGGCGGCGGCAGCGACGCCGATCGTTACCGAGCACCAGCGCGCCGGGGTCAGTCCGTAGAGTTGCCACGCGAGCATGACGCCCATCGCGCCGCCGCCGATGATGATGGCGGCCACGGTCCAGTTGAAGGCGTAGCTGTGGCGTGGCGGCGTCATGCCTCGTTCCTCGATACCGGCGCGCCGTCGTCTGCGACCTGAGCCAGCCGGAACCCCACGGGCACGACCATCGGCCAGCGGTAGCCGAGCACACGCGCGCGCTCGAACTTACCTTCGTTGACGGCGTTGCCCTGATTTCCACCGACGCCCCAGACGAAGTTCTTGCTGATCTTGGTCAGGAAGAAGACATGGCCGCCACCATCCCGATCGAGGATGCAGATCGCGCCGAGGCTCGGGTCGCAACCCTTGCCCCATGCCAGCCAGTCCTTCGCGCGGAAGCCGGACTTGGCAGGGGTGATGCCGGACAGGCGAAGCATCTCGGCCACGAAAACCCCGCACCACGGCGCGCGACGGAGCCACGCCCAGCCGAGGTTCTTGAGCCAGCCGAGGATGGTCGGGCTTTCGTTGCTGTTGCCGATCTCGCGGACGCCGATGTGGGCGCGGGCGCGTACCAGCCACGGGGGATCGAGCGTCAAACGACATTCCTTCCGTCGATCTTGGCAACGAGTGCCACCATGTCAGCCGGGGTCTGGAGATGGACGGGGAACGCCTCGGCGAGCACGTCCCGGACCTGTCTGAGCGCCGGGGCCTCGGAGCGATGCATGATCGTGTCGTTGACGAGGATGATGACCGAGATGCGCCAGCGCTCGACGGCGATCGCGGTGGCGGCTGCGTCGCTGGTCAGACGCTCGACCTTGGCCTTCAGTTCCGAAATGTCGTCCTTAACCGCAGAGTCGAGCGTTTCCTCGCGCTTGCGGATATCGGCGTCCCAGGCGCGCAGCCGCGAGTGGTAGCTGTCAGACCGCTTGCCCCACCAGCCGAGAACCCATGCGACGCCGCCACCGAGCAGGGGCACACCCGTCGCTGCCGCCGCCCACCAGCCCGCGTCCGAAGGAAGACCGTCTGCCATCAAACAGACCTCTTCTTTGCAGGTGCGCGCTTACGGACTGGCCTGCGCTCGATCTGCTCCAGCCGCGCCTTGATCGCAGCATTCTCTGCGAGGAGGTGTTGCAACACGCGTATCGTCACCGGGTCGCCGGCCTGGCTGTAATCAACCCCTTGGGCGACGATATTGCCGTCCTTATCGACGGCGCCAGCATCGCCGTGCACGGCATGCGGACGAACTTGTTGCACCTCCGTCGAAAGCCACATCGGGCGCTGGAGGCCGCCGTCACTGATCATCCGGGCCTTGATCGGATGCAGTCCAGCGACAATCGCAATGGCCTCGTCCGCCGGCAGATCCTCGACCATCTCCTTGAGCCGCGGATCCGAAGATGTGTTGAAACCAGTGGCCGAGCCGACGGTCGTGATCGAGCCGACCCGGCTCGCGCCGCTGTCGTTGTAGAAGCTCATGATGCTGTTGGTCGTCCCAGGCACCCTGAAAGCCGCCGCGCTATCGACGCCGTAGCAGTTGAGCGTAGCGGGTACGGTGGCGTCAAAAGGCGCGGTTACGCCGAGCATCAAACGCCCTGAGCTGAAGCGTCCTATCTCTCCTGCATTGGCCGTAATCGACAACCCGCCGCCCGACAGGCCAGCCATCACCGCATATTGTAAGGAAGCGGCATTGTTGACGAATTGCAGATAGGCCTTGCTGGGATCACCCGTTGCGTCGTGAATGACCACCGCGCCTGTTGACCCGCTGTTCGGGGACAGAAATCGCGACGTCGCAACAAGGCCATCGGCATTCTTGTAGACCAGCCGCGACAGCGTCAGGTTGGTCAGCGCCGCGCCGTCGAACAGCGCCAGCGATTCGGTGCCGAGCAGCGGCCCGGCCGCCGCCAGCGCGCCGGGATTGGTCAGCTTGTCGAGCACGGACTTCACCGTCTCGCTGCCGTACCCGACCAGCGTCCCGCCGCGTCCCGCCGTCACGCCGTCGGCGAGATGGCCGCGCAGCAGGATATCGGCCCCGGAATCGATCTCGGCCTGCACCTGCTCGAACCCGGCGAGGATGCCCGTAAGGTTGATGTTGACGCCAGACGCCAGCGCCCGGGTGAACGGCACGACATTCTGCGGCGTGTAGTACCGGCTGCTCATCCCCTGACGACCTTTCCTTGGCTCCAATTCGGCGTGTATGCGGACAGCGTGTAGGGGTCGTCGGCAGGGGCGTTGTCGCAGATGATGAGCGGGGCGACGCCGATCGCGCGCCCGTCGATATGGGTGAACACCGTGCCTTCGTCGGCGGCGTCCCAGATGAACTCGTCCCAGTTCGCGATGTCCCAGCGGCCACCCGCGCCATAGGCGGTAAAATCATCCATGCCGGTGATCGGACTGGCCTCGCCCGGCCCGAACTCGGCGGCGATGGAGAAGCGCGAACGGCCCTCGGACGTGACCTCGAAGCCCAGCCCATGAAAGCGTTTCTCCCGGCGGGGCTGGCCGACCCGGTTATAGGGGAACCGGATATAGCCAGCGACGCCGCTGCCATCGACCGAGGTGCCGCGATCCAGGCGGTAGAGGAAGCCATCGGTGCCGCCGATGAACATGCCCTCGGAGCCGTCCGCCATGTCGCAGTTGAACAGGCAGGACGGGGTGAACGCGAGCTGGACCGGCAAGGCTTCGGGAAATTTGCCGCCGGTGTAGATGTGGAGGCCGATGCCGTCGGACCAGAAGATGCGATATTGGGTCTTGGCCTTGCACGCGATCGAACCGACCGGACGCTGCCCGGCTTCGAACCGCTGGTTCAGGAACGGCCATACCAGTTCCGTGAGGGTGCCGGCGCGGAAGTTGCCGAACTCCTGCGTGGCGGCGACCGTGCGCAGGCCCTGCCGATCGAGATAGACGGCGCGGCCGACCCGCTGCGCCGTATACTCCTCGGCGCCGGCCTCTTCGGTCAGATCGTCAAGCTGGAAGGTCTCGACGTCGCGGCCGGAAAGAACCGATATCTTCTTGGTCGTGAAGATGATGAGCGCCGTCTCGCTGGCCTCGATCATGTCCGTGATGTCGGCGCCCATGCCGATTTCCTCGGCGCCGAGCACGACGTCCCAGAGCAGGGGCTCACCGGGTGCGCTGTGCTGCAGCGAGCCGCCGGCAAAGGCGAAGAACAGGTGGTTCTGGTAGATGAAGATCTTCTTGGGCGTGTCCACGTCCATGCCGGTGCGGATCGGCGTGAACGTCGTGCCGTCGAATTCGAACCCGCGACCGACGCCATTGACCCCGTACATCCGGCGCAGATTGCTGGCGCCGTAGAAGTTGTGGCTCTTGCAGATGTAGCGCCCGCCCGGTGGAAGTGTGATCGCGACGCCATTGGCGACGGCATTGGCCTTGGTGACGCCCGCCACGCGCAAGCCCTCGCCCGCCTGGAACGTCCCGGACTGGCCGGAGATGACGAGATAGCCCGACGCATCGGTGCCCCACCCGCCCGCGATCTTGACGACCCGGCGAACGACCGCGGTGGCGCCCGAGGTCACGCCCGTGATCGTATTGCCCTCGAAGATCTCGCCGACGCCGGTCGTGAAGTCGATCTGGCGGCCGAGGTCGACCAGTTGCCAGCCCGAGGCGGTCGCCCGGTACATCGCGACCGCCGTGCCCGAGAGATTGTCACGGAACGCATAGACGATGCCGTTCAGGTCGCCGCCGCCGCGCAACGGACCGCTGCCGGGGACAGCGGTGATATCGGCGCGAAGATTGTCCTGCGCGAGCGCCAGCAGCGTGTAGAATTCATCCGCGCCATCGGCGACCCCCGCGACGGGCAGCGACGTGATGGTGGCAACCGGGGTTCCGACGAGCGTCAGGTCTTCGCCGATCTGGAAGGTGCCGCTGAGGTCGACCAGCGCCAGCGAGCCGGTGGCGTCGCCGAACGCCAGGTCGCCTGCACTGACGACAGGATCGGTCAGGAGCGTCGCGGTCGCGCCAGAGGTGGCCCCGACGAGGATATTGCCGGGCGCCAGCCCGGTCGTGCCGTCGGAGAAGCCGGCGCGCGAGAAGGACGCTGACGATGGCGCCGGACGCCCGTCGAACCGCTCATAGCCCTGAACGCGAGCATATCCGGTCTCAAGCGGCTCGTGGTTGAGCGCAGCACGCGCCCGGCCCGGTGGCACCACGATCGAGGCCGAGACCAGATCGAGGCCACCCCCCAGTCCCACGGGCTGCGGGATCTGGCTCATGCCAGCGGCTCCACGTCGAGATTGATGCGCGGCGTGCAGTTGTTGACGAGCGTCTGATAGGCGCTGACGAACTCGGTGCTGGCCGACGCCAAGGCGGTCTGCGTCGCCTCGTCATGGCCGTTGGCGCGCAGCAGCGCCTTCCAAACGATGACCTGATGATATTCCTCGCGGCAGATCGGGACATCGAGATTGCTGGTCAGCACCTGCGCGGTGCGACGATAGCCGCCGTCGAGGTGATAGACCTTGTCCGGGAAGGGGCCGACGCAGAGCTCGCCTGCGGGACTGACCGCCCAGAACATCGGGCGCGAGGCTTGCTGGCCCCGGCTGAAGTCCTGCTTCCAGCGATCATAGTCGATCTCGATCAGCGGGCTGTCGTCGCGCTCCGGGGCTGCGGGATCGCGGATCCAGATCGCGCGCCGCCTCGGCGTATCCCGCTCGAACCGCGAGACGTCGGTCATCGACCAGTCGGTTGCAGGGACATAGCGCCCCTGCCCGGCCGCCAGCGCCTTGCCCGAGAAGTCCCGGCGCATGAACGTCCAGTCGTCGCGCCGGTTCTGGATATCGAGCCAGGCATCGCGCACCCACGCGACGGACTTGGCGCTACGATTGGTCGCGCCGTCGACGTTCTGGATCAGGCTCGACGGGGACACAGCACCGCTCTCGCGCTCGACGTCGCGGCAAAGCTGCAGATATGTGCTCATGTGCCCCCCTCAAGCGCGCTGGTTCAGGCTGCTTCCTGGAGTTGCGCAGCCGGGGTCTTGCCGACCAGCTGCACGCTGATCTTGGAGGTGCGCTCCTGCCATGCGGCGATATCCTCGTCGCTCGGCAGCGGACCGTGGCTGAAGGGGTAGGAAAGCTGCCGGGTCTCCTTCAGCACGCACGGCTTGGTGTCGCCGTCGGGATAGGTCGCCTCGTAGGTCGATTCCCAGGCCTGCACGAGATTGAGATAGAAGCGGTACGGAATCTCGACCTCGACGCCGCGGTTGACGACGATCTGCTCGCCATTGACCGAGATCGGGACAGCGGCCTTGCCGCCGACCTTGCCGTCCTGGATCATGATGTTGACCTTGACCTTGGGGTCGTAGCGGTAGTGCTGCATTTCCTTGTCAGTCAGGGGCGCTGCCGGCACGTTCAGCAGTGCCTCGTTCTTCAGCGGCGCCGGCTGCGCCTGCTGGACGACGACGACGTCAGAGGCGAAGATCTCGGTGATGTCCGGTTCGGCCTCGCGGATCTTCGCCAGCAGGTTCGCGGTCTGGATGCCCTTCTTGACGTCGAGACCCATGATGGTCTGGGCGTGCGCCAGAAGCTGGTTGTAATCAGCGTCTGCGATCGGAATTTTCTTCAGTGACATGGGGTGTGCCTTTCTCTGGAGAGACGCCCTCAGGCGGATTGATTGGTGAGCAGTTCCTTGGCCTCGGTGATGGCGTCGAGCGCGCCCTTGCGGGTCTTGCCCTCGCCTTCGGCGATCTCTGCGGTGTGGAGCGCGTCAAGCTCCTCGACCGTCAGGCCCGCGAGCGAGTCCCTGAGCTTCGCGATCGGCTGGTGGATGATCGCGAGCAGGGCCGGATCGGTATCCGCGACGGGAGCACCGGACCCCTCCTTGGTGCCCCCGTCGCTCATTGCAGCCGCTGGGGAGGCTTGATCCCCTGGCGCAATGGTCTCGAATGGAATGCCGCATTGCTCAAGCGTGGGCGCGAGCGCGGGCTCGATGAAAATCTCGGTGCCGACCGCGAGGTTGAGCACGGTGCCGTTGAGGTTGAGCCGGAGGGGCTTGCCGGTATCGAGGGTGACCGCGGGGTCGATGACGATCGCGATCGGCTGGGGTTCGTCGGACATGAGGCGGTCCTTTCAGGGCAACGAAAGGGGCGGCCCGAAGACCGCCCCCTGATGGTTACGGAAGGTTGCGATAGGCCGCGTAGCGGAACACCTTGGCGCTTTCGGACAGTGCGGTGCCGATGGTGAAGCCGGGTGCGACTTCCGAACCGGGCGTGCTCGATCCCGCGTAGGACGAGATGCTGTTCGAGGTGATCAGCGAGTGCTGCGCGGTGTCGTGGTTGGCCGACTTGAGCGCCGAAGGCGACGCCATGCCGGAGAACCATTCCCACTTCTCATCGCCGTCGGTGGCGTTCCAGATCACGACGTAATCCGGCACCCAGCCGAGCGAGATGTTCTGGGCGGCGGTGTTGCCGGTATAGGTACCGGCCTTGAACTGAGCGTGCATGTGCGAATTCCCTTCTGATGAAGCGGATCAGAGGGGGCGAGCCGGAGCCCGCCCCGTCATGATCAGAGGACGCCGGCGCCGACTTCGAGGCGGGACATCCAGGTTTCGTTGAGGCGCACGGCGGCAAACCACGACTTCCAGCCGACGAAGCCGCGCTGACCCAGCGGGTCCGACTTATCGATGGTGTTCGGGTTGATGACCGTGGGCGTGATCGATCCGCGTCCGCGCAGTGGCGTGAGGCCATAGGCGTCCATCCCGAAGAACAGCACGGGATAGATGTCGGCGGCCGAACCAGTGGTCGACAGCACGGTCGAACCGGGCGTGCCGCCTGCGTCCGGAATCGGCGACAGGTCGGGCGACAGGATGTAACGGACATCCTCGACCGAACCGATCTCCTGCTCGCAGATCAGCGTGCGCTGGCCGTATTTCGCGGTCGGGATGAACCCGGCGAGGTTGCGGATATCGCTTTCGAGGTTGGTGTGACCAACCGCGATATAGGCTTCCTCGATCGCAGACGTGCCGATCTGGACGGACGGCGAGAGCACCTTCCGCATCTTCTTGGCCTTCTGGGCGCGAAGATAGCGGGTGACGGCGCGCTGCTTGTTGAGCGAGATCGTGGTGTTGACCGCAGCGCGGTTGGCACCATTGGCATAGTAGACCGAGGTTCCGGCCTTCAGGATGCCCCAGGTGATCTGCTCGAGGACGGCACCGGCGTTCTCGCCCGACAGCTCGGACATGATGTCGAGCACGGGATCTTCGGCGATGTCCTGGATCACGTCGGTCAGCGCGGCGATGTCACCGTACTGCTTGATCTGAACCTGGACGTCTTCGAAGGTGATGCCGTGCGAGGTGGGCGTGACACCCTCCTGCAGCGGGATCGTCGAAACCGCGAACGGCACCGGACGGCGGAATTTCACCGTGTCGGACTTGTTCTTTGGAACCGGCTTCACCTGGCCGAACATCGAGAGGATGTTCACCGGGCGGGCGTGCTCCAGCATCTTCGCTTCGGCGTAGAGCGCCGTGCGCTGGCTGATCGAGCCAAACGTCGCAATGGTCATGGTCGTCGTGCCCCCCACTCATGGGATTAGCGACGAGCTTTGGCGTCGATCTTGTTGGCGAATTGAGCAAAGAGCTGATCCGGATCTTCGACATCGGCGGACGTGACCGGCGGTGCCTTGACCCTGACGTCTGCCCCACCCGCCATCTGCCGTTGCCTGCGCTCGTCAGTTCTGGGTTCGGGTGGAGTTGGTGTCTGCTTCTGTGCCGGCGCCGGGGCTGCACCGATGTGCTGCCGGAACCTGCTGAGAGCGTCCCCCGCCTCCTCAGCATCGACAATGGCGTTTGCGTTTCGCTCGATCATGCGCTGGACGTAAAGGGGCTGCTGCTCCTTCCAGTCCTTGAAACCGGGATTGCGGACGAGGTCGCCCCAGTCAGGATGGGCTTGGTTGAGACGGGTTTCCTGATCGGTTATGAAATCGTCAGTCTGCCGTGTCGTTACCGTACCCGTAAGCTCGTTGATCTTGGCATCCTGCGCCTTGATCACCTTGAGAAGCGGGCCTGCGACATCGCCGTACTCGGATTCGAGTGCCTTGATCTCGTCAGACTCAAGCAGCGATGTCTCGGTGCTTTTCGCCTGTCCAACCTGCTTCTTGAGCCCTTCGATCTCCGTGTGGAGATCCTGAACTGTGCGCTCGTGCGCCCTGACCCGGCCTAAATGCGCTTTCGCATCGAGCTCTGCCTTGCGAGCTAGTTCGCGGGCTTCCTCGAAGGCCGCTTTAAGCTCAGGCGTCGCATTGGCCCAAATGTCGGGTGCTGTCGTCTCAGCGGGCGCGGCTGCTGCCTCGGGCGCTGGCAATTCCGGCTCGGGCTCGTTGCCCGTGGCGGTCGACACTGGCGGTTCGGCGTCGTTCTGCGGTTCCTCGATCGGTTGAGAGCCACCGGCCAGCGGGTCTCGTTCGATCTTGGACGCGAACGCGGCGAACTGCGCATCCAGGTCTTGATCCTCAGCGACCGGCGGCTGGCCGTCTGACGCTTCGGACGTGTTCAAATCTGCCATGAGTGGGGCTCCTCGTCAATATCAAGCGTATCCCGGCGGTCCGCCGGTCAAGGGGTAGTGGGTTTTTCCGCCGACCATGGGCTGCTGCTGGGGCTGGATAATCGCCATGACCGCGCGGTAGGCCGCGAGTTCGCCACGAATGGCTGCGTCGTCACCACGACCATGTTCGAGATCATCGCGCAGCCGCTCGATCGCTTGCGGCAGCTCCTTGGTGAGACGGTCGAACGCGTCGCTCATTGCAGGCCCCAGGCGTAACCGCGGCCACGGACATTGTGGAACGGCACCGGCAGCGCCGCGCCATGCAGCTTCTGACGGACGCGGCAGATGAAGACCTGCGCGACGTTGCGTGGATCCTCGCTGTCGGAGATGCGCTGGCCGAGCGTGGCCGAGGGAACGACGCGGCCATGCTGCGCGGCGATGGCGTGAAGCAGCAGCGCCTCGCCCGAAGTAAGGTCGATGTCGCGCCCGCGATAGGCGGCGGACCCGCGCGGATCGAGCAGGAAGCCGTCGCGGGCAATGGTCTTGTCGGACACGAGGTTGAACCCGCAGCTCGGGCAGAACTGGCTCATGCGTCCTTGACCCCGGCGCTGATGTAGCCGCCCGATCCGGTCGGTTCCTCGCCCTCGGACCGCGCGCGCTCGGCATTGTCCTGCTCGATCGCGGCCTCGGCTGCGAACTTGCGCTCGTCGCTGTCGGTCTTGATGTGGGTTTCCTGAAGCCGGGCCTGAAGCTGCTCGACCGTGAGGTTGTACTTCTCGGCCATCACCATCATCTGCGTGTCCTGCCCGATCTTGGCGGTCTCGCGGCGGCTGTCGGCGTTGATCTTCGCGGCCTCCAGATGGGCCTGCGCCGTTATCATCTCGGGCGTCTGCTGGTTGGCCTGACTGTCCTCGATCTCCTTGAGTTTCTGGACATATTCCTCTTCGGTCAGGAAAATCTCGTCGGGCGGGATGTTCATCGCCTGCACGGTCATGCGCGCCGCGTGATAGCCGCCGGACTTGAGCATGGCGCCGAGCGTCGGGTGCGCCGTCCAGTTCTGGGTGATGAGCAGCAGGTTCTGGCTTTGCAGTTCCTTCACCAGCAGCACCGAGGTGCCACGGGCATCGACGTTCATGTCGCCCTTGATGTCCGAGTTCGGGTTGAACTGCATGTTCCAGTCGTAGAGCCGCCGGATCGACGGTGTCGTCAGGTCGTCGTCCCAGTTCTTGACGACGCGGCGGAAGATGATGTTGGCCGCGTTGGTCAGGATCGCCATGCCGCCCATGGTGTCGGTGACGTTCGATCCCTGATCGCCCTGCGCAATCAGTGGCAGCGCGCATTCCTCGTCGGCAAATTCGCGCGCAAGCTGGATGATGCCCGCGATCTGCGCCTGGTTCATGGGGATGTCGTGGGTCTCGAAGGCGCGGTCGTTGGGGCTGACGTCGGCGGTCTTCTTCTTCCAGGTCTTGCCAGGCCGGATCGTCCAGTCGCCATCCTCGGGCTCGACGACATTCTTGTTGATGACGATCTGCGGGATCGCCGACATGCCGCCATTGTCGAGCATCATCCGCCAGCCGCCGTTCAACGCGCGCTGGGTGTCGGACAGGATTTCCGGCACGCCGACGGCCCCGAGGATCGAGGCCTCGCCGCGTTGGAAGCTGACGACCGAATAGAGCGATTCCCCGCTGTCGAGGGGATAGTCCTCCATCAGCGCCAGCAGCTCGCCGTCGCAGAAGAAGACGCGGACCATGCGCTCCTCGAACGGGTCGTCGTCGTTGTCGATGCGGTCGGCGGCTTCGTCACGGCCCTGCGCGCGCAGCATGTTGCTGATCTCGTCGCGCTCAAGCGGCCCGTGATATTCCCACATCACGTAGCGGCCCTTGATCGACTGGCCCTCGCCCGTGATCGCCCGGATCTGCGCGATGTGATTGGTGTTGGTATCGACCCCGAGTTGCGGCCCGTTCTGGATCAGCCGGCGGATGGCATCGACGTCGAAGTTGAGCAATTGCCCGAGGCGGCGAAGCTCCTTCTTCGACGGCAGATGCCGCTCGAGCGTATATTCGCAGTCCTCCATCGAGGTCGCGCTGCTCTCGGGAAAGAAGTTCCAGGGATCGACCCGGGTGAAGTTCGGCTTCGGGTCCGGCTGGCTGTTCAGCTGGAAGACGCCGGGTTCGAGCTCGCTCCATTTGCGGCTCGCCCGGTTCGCCGTCAGTGGTCCCTTGAGGATGCCGGGGCCGAGCCGGACCATGTCGGAGATGACGTCGCGGCAGCGCTTCGGGTAGAGGCATTCGACGAGCTGGTCTTCCATGACCCGCTGCATCCCGTCCGAGCGTTTCCGGGCCTCGTCCATTTCGGTATGGAGCCCGCGCGCTCGCTCGGCATAGGCCTCGGCGGTATTGCGCCAGCCGTCATGGGCGGCAGCGGCCCGGCCCGCCATCTGCATGTCGCCCTGCTCAAAGGCCTGGCCCTGGAGTTCGGACGCGCGGTTCGCCTTCTGCACCGCCTGCTCGATCTGGCGGACGACCTCGCGGGCATCGGCGACCAGCGTCGGGACCGGCGTCGGCCTAATCCCCCAGTTGCGGTCGTCGGCGGGGAACAGCATGTCGCTGAGACGCGCCTCCCATGCATCGGCCTTGGCGCGACTGAGCTTGATGAACGCACGCGACCGCTGCCCATTCGATTCCGTGAGGTTCTTTTCCGTGATGTCGTCGTAGCGGCCGTGATAGGCGCGCAGATTATCGAGCCAGCGCTTTTCGATCGGGGCGCGCAGCGTCACCTCTTCGGATGCGAGGCGGGCGAGGCGACCGACGATGGCCTCGCAGGCGTGGCGATATTCCTGACGCTCGGTCTCGCTGATCGGCGGGGTCTCGGCGACGGCCGGGAGGTTGCGCGACATCGCCTCGGGTGAGGCCGTTTGAAGCATGAGCGCCTGCGCCATCGACTATCTCCTCAATAGCCCACGACGGGGTCGCCGCGATGTGCGGTGCCGCGGTTGGTTGCAACGGGTCTGGTGATGGCGCGCTTAAAACCGGAGACCATGAGATACCGCTTGGCATCCATCAGGTGATCGTCCTTCTTTAAGATCTTGCTGGTCTCGACACCGAGTTGGCTCTTGGTCGTCTCGCGCCGGTACAAATTATATTCCGCTCGAAACTTGCTGAGCGTTCTGAATACCTTAAGCATACCCGTCGAATACATCTGCCAGCAAAGCGCCAGCCCGGTCTCAACGCTCTTGTCGGCCGCCTCAACGTCCAGCCCAAGCTCGCGGTACAACGCCATGGTTCGGGTACCATCGTGAGGATTTGTCCCGGCGTAGTCGATGACACCGGGTATCCATTCGCCACGCGCCTTGATCGCTGTCGCGTGAATCGAAGGCTCGGCCTGTCCGCGATAATGCTCGGCGTAGAGATAGTGGACATTGGTGTCGGGATCCCGCGCGCCCCAGATCCCGGCGGTCATTTTCCAGCCCACGTCGAGGCCGTATGCGCGTGGCCAGAAGTCCGGGATCGGAAAGGGGTCGACGCTGATCTCGTCAAAGTCGATCGGGTAAATCGCGCCCTCACCAAGCGAGGGAACGCCTTCCGACCGGGCCTTGCGCAGATGCGGCGGCGTGCTGTCGAGCAGTTCCTTCATGGTCTGCGCATCAAGATGCGGCGCGTCTGACCAACCGCACGTGGTGGTGTAGCGGGAGGTGCCGACGGCCCCCACCTATCTATCCCAATACGATATACGCGCTTGCGTAAAATATCTTGTTAGGATATTTAAAGCCCCCATGATGTCCCCACCGCGCGATAACAGCAGATTAAATATCGTATTTAGGAATTCTTGGGAAGGCCTAGCGGTTTATGCCGCCTGTGCTCTGTTCCCCCTCCCCCGCCAGGTGCCGGCATGAACGGGGTGCGTCCGAAGCTGCTTGACCTATTCTGCAAGGCTGGTGGCGCAGCGATGGGCTATCACCGTGCGGGCTTCGATGTTGTTGGCGTCGATATAGAGCCGCAGCCGAACTACCCTTTCGAGTTCATCCAAGCTGACGCGCTGGCGCTCGACCCCGCATTCATCGCCTCCTTCGACGCGATCCACGCCAGCCCGCCCTGCCAGCGATATAGCCAGATGAGTGTTCGGTATGCGGACACTGCTCGAGCATCGCGGCCGGACCTCATCGCGCCAGTTCGCCAGATGCTCGAATTTGCAGGACTGCCGTTCGTGATCGAGAATGTGAATGGCGCGCGTCACGAACTGAAAAAGCCGTTCCGGCTCACCGGAGAGATGTTCGGCCTCGGAGTTCATCGTCCTCGATGGTTCGAGAGCAACGCCTACATTCTCGCGCCGATAGCGCCTCCCAAGCAGCCCGATCCGATTGCGGTCTATGGCGCGCGGATGGATGGAAGGCTTCTATGGAAGCGCACGGACGGAACCGAGCTGCGGGCGCCGCGCTCGATCGAGCCGTGCAGAGAGGCCATGGGCATCGACTGGATGGATTGGGACGAACTGAAGGAATCGATCCCTCCCGCCTACACTCAATTCATCGGCCGCCAGCTATTCGCTCACATCGAAGCGCAAAGGAAAGCAGCATGAACGGGGTGGCTGCACTGGCAGAGCGCGTGGAAGCGGGAGCGATAAAAGCTCTCAGCATCAAGCAGCCCTATCCGCATCACATCTTCCACGATGGCAAGGACGTGGAGAACCGCGACTGGCCTACGAAGGGGCGCGGCTGGGTAATTGTGCACGCGGGAGTGAGCAAGACCGAACTGGACATGGAAGATCCGCACGAAGCCGCAATGCCTCGCGGTGGCGTTGTCGGCATGATGAAGATTGTTGATTGCGTCGAGCAAATGGACAGTCGCTGGTTCTTTGGTCGGTACGGCTTCGTCATTGGTGAGGCGTTCCCGTTGCCGCTTATCGAATGCAGGGGTCAGCTCGGCTTCTTCAAGCTGCCGGGCGAGGTTAACCGCGCCATCGCAGCCGCTCTTCGGGCTCGCAGCATGATCCCGCCAATCCCTCCGACTGGGGAAGGGTGAGCATGGGCCTGACCTTTGCAATCGCCGATACCCACGGGCGCTTCGACCTGCTCTGCAAGGCTGTTTCCCTGTGTGAGGATTACTCACGCGGAGGAGGCACGCTGATCGTCCTTGGCGACTTCGTTGATCGCGGTCCCCAGTCTCGTTCGATCATCGACCTGCTTATGGCAGGCCCGACGCTGCCGAACTGGCGGTGGATCGTCCTACAGGGCAATCACGAAGCGATGATGCTGGAGTGCCTGACCAACCCCGGTATTCTGAAATGGTGGATCGGTAACGGTGGCAACGCCACGTTGAAAAGCTACGGCTATCAACACGGCGACGACCTGCTCCCGCTTAAGATACCGACCAATCATCTAATGTGGCTAGCTGAATTGCCGGTTTTCCACGAGGACGATCATCGTATTTACGTCCACGCTGGCGTGCCGTTCGATCAGGACGTGCGTGAAACCAAAACCGATACTCTCCAGTGGATGCTTTACGCCGGATATGATCCAATGGGCGAGAGCGCGACTATCATGCCGGATGAAAGGCATGTGTCTGGCAAGCACATCGTTCACGGCCATGAGCAGTCTGCGACGCACCCGCTCATAAAACCGCACCGCACTAATCTCGATAGCTTCGCCTGGTACACGGGTCAGCTCGCGATCGGTGTGTTCGATGAAGAACAGCCCGGCGGCCCGATCAACGTCCTGTTTGCGGAAGGGCCCGCAGCATGATCCCGCTAATCCCTCCGACGACTGGGGAAGGGTGAGCATGGGCGAGGAAACCTATCGCGGATGGTCGATCCATCAAGGGCGCTGGCCGGAACCTGCATGGATGGCGACAGGCCCCAATTACGACGCCTCCTATGAGGGGGAAGAAGACGGCTGGGTCGACAATGGCGAGAAGGCCGATGCGCCTACGCTTGAAGCTCTAAAACAAGAAATCGACATTTGGTTTGAGGAGCACGGCGATGACCGGCAATGATTGGGCTTTCGGCCCGTGGATCGATTGGGCTGGCGGCGCTTGCCCGGTAGCAGAATATTCATTCCCTGAGGTTCGCTATCGGTCGAACGGCACCACAGAGATGCAGGCCAACAAGCTCCGTTGGGAGCATACCGGCGCATGGGATGACGTGTTTGCCTATCGCGTGAGGCGTGTGATGCCGGGGATTTGTCCATGACCGATCCAATCCCCAATTCCCAACCCGGAGACAATGAAATGAGCGCTGAGATGGAGCCAGACTATTACGACTGCGGCTATTGTTACGGAAACGGCTGCCTGTCCTGCGGCATGACGGGTCGGGTCGAGAGCGCCAGCCATCGCGAGGACCGCGAGGATTATGAAGATCGGAAAGCAGACGCGATCCGGAAAGGTGAATGGTGATGGAGCCGAGGGAGCAAGTAGCGCGGAACATCGCACCATCCGAATGGGCCGAGCGAGACCGCTGCTCTCAACTGCGCGACTATTACGATCAGGAATATGCGAACATTCAGCTATTCGGCTCATTTGAAGGATGGGTTGACCGAATGACCGGCCCGTCGCTTAAGGCGGCTGACGCGATACTTTCAGCCCTCGCAGCCCACCCCGTCGAGATCGAGGCCGGGCAGTGGCCGGATATTGCGAGCGCGCCGAAGGATGGGAGCTATATCCTTGCCGAAGTGGCGGAGAACGATAGCCTTCAATTTCGCCATCAAGTCGGTCGCATGTTCGTCATCCGTCATGAAGGCAGGACAGCCAGTGGTTGCGATCTGGGTTGGGCGGTGTATCCAGGCTATGGCGGTGCCCCAGACAGCTTTTTCTCGCGCTGGCAGCCTGTCCCGCCCGCCCCTCCCCTCTCCCGCGACACGTCCGAGATCGAGGCTGCGCTGGAGCCGTTTGCGGCATTTGCCGACGCGCTCAATGATGCCGTACCTGATAACATTGCGCTCGCGATCTTTGCCGACGGTGCCACAATGTTCGGACCCGGCGCGCCCTCTGTTGGCGATCTTCGCCGTGCCCGATCCGCCCTCGCCAGCCTGCGGGGTGCGCGGTCGTGAGCGGGGAAGCTGAAGGCCCGCAGCCCGAGTTTCCTACTCGGTTCCGCTATCCAGAAAAGATCGCGCCGGGCCGTTACGAGGTCAAATGCTGGGTCGGGGGCGAGCACATGGCTGTGCGCTTCAAAACGGAGCGAGATGCGGCGCGGTTCTTTCGGGCTGCCGAGCGCGGCCAGACGGTCGTATTCGATGAACCTCATGGGAGCACGATTTAACATGACCACCGACACCGATGCGCTGGAAGTGGCTGCGGGGCTGGAGATTGAGCAGATCGCGCGAATCATTGCCCCTTCGGAGTGGGCAGAGCGCGACCGCTGCTCTCAACTGCGCGACTATTACGATCAGGAATATGCGAACATTCAGCTATTCGGGTCGTTCGAAGGATGGGTTGACCGAATGACGGGCCCCTCATTGAAGAAGGCTGCCACAATCCGCGCCCTTCTATCAGCCCAGCAGGAGATTTTGTGATGGGCTTCCGACTTAGCAACTTCGACGACTTCTGCGCTGGGGCGAAATGCACCCCTACTGAGCGCGATCAATTGGCATGGCATCTCGCGATGTTCCGCGCCCGCCGAACCTATGAGGAGTTGATGAAATGTCCCTCTACGCGACCTGCCCGTGCGGCATTCCGGAAGGCTTAGATATGGTTCACTTGCGTACCGATTGTCCGCATTACGGTGCGTCGCCCATGACTGACACTCCCCCGGCGGGGCTGGTGGCCGTTGAGCAGTGCGATCGGGATGCGGCGGCCAATCTGGCGCAATGGCTCATAAATGCCAGTTTGGCATGGAGCGAAGATTACACACCCTTCTTCGTAGCGGAATTCCCGCAAAAGGTGCGCGAAGGAATTTGGGATAACCATGACTGGGCCCAAGCCTTCGCCCGCCACCGCATCAAAGCAACCCGCGCGATGGGGGTTGAGATCCAAAATATCCGTGAAGTTCGCGATCAGACAGTTATTCTCGCCAAAGAGTATCTCGCCCGCGCCACCAAGGCCGAAGCCAAGCTTGAGGCTATGCGGGAGGCGGCGCAGGTTCTTGTCGACAAACTAGACGAAGTGGCACCGCATATATCCGGTCAAACGGCGTATATGCTGGCGCACGGGATTAAATACGATGGGCCCAATTATGGGGAAGAGCTGAAGTCTCTACGCCAAGCCCTCTCACGCGAGGGAGGTTCTGCATCGTGAGCAAAAGCAGCCCTTGGCGCACCAATTATATGTGGCGGAAATCATTTGGGAAGCAGCCGCCGGGTTTCCGTCGTCCGTGGCCGTGGATGCGCTTAATCGAGAAGCGAGTTGATAGACTCATCGAAGCACAATTCAGAAATAAACTTTACGCGGATTATGTTCGGCACAGAAAGTCGCACTGATTCCCCTACAGGAGACCCCCGATGCAGGATGAAGTGAGCGCGGAGCAGGTGGATATCGACGCCGCAACCCGATGGTGGCTGGCGTCAGATCAGTTGCGAACGGCAGAGTTTGGCGAACTGGCTAAGGCCTTCGCGGAGGCCCGGTATCAAGAGCGCGAGCGGTGCGCCAAGGTTGCCGAAAGATACATGAGTTACGGGATATCGGGCGAGGTTGCTAAAAATATAGCACAGCGCATCCGCCAAGGGTCGGCCATCACAGAACGGAGCGGGGGATGATGACGGAACGTGAGAAATTCCTTTGTATCCAGCACCGTCTGCCCATGATCCTATGGTTCAGCCGAACCACTCAACGCTGGATCTATTACTGTCACCACTGTCTGGAGCAAGTCGTATGAAGATAGGACGATATCACTCAACGATGATTACGGGCTATCGCGGTCACGGCAAGCGCTGGGGTAAGATCAACTTCGGCAACGGCTTTACGCTGCGCTTTGGGCGTCTCGCCTTCCATTTCTGGAAGGCCCCAGATCCGAAATATTATTCTGGGCGAACCAGGTCATGACCACCCCGCCCTCGATTGATGCGCTGCGGCCGTGCCCGCGTTGTGGCGCCTTGCCTTGCGATTGGGTGGATAATCCGCACAAACCCGGCGCCAACCTGTCAACAAACCCCGATATTTCGAACACGTCACCGGGATATGTTAAGCAGGGTGACGCGATGGTGGAGCGGGTTGAGAACGGAGGCGAGTTATGATCAGCCAGTCTTCAACAAAGCGCTTTTGGAGATATGTCGATAAAACGCCAGGCCATGGGCCTAATGGCGATTGCTGGCTTTGGACTGGCCCGATGTCCAGAGATTACGGCAGAATGGGGTGTGATGGCAAAAGGCGAAGAGCAACCCATATCTCGTGGGAAATTGCCACAGGGCAAGAGTTCCCGGAGGGCGCGTTCGGACTTCATAGTTGCGATAATCCGCCCTGTGTAAATGGCGCCCACATCTTCCCTGGCACCAATACGGATAACGCCGCTGACAAGTCGGCGAAGGGGCGGCACCACATGCAGAATGTATCGACCTGCCCCAGCGGGCACGACCTATCTGGCGATAACCTTCTCATAGATCGGCGAGGGCATAGGCGCTGCAGGTGCTGTCAACAAAAACATAATCGAGATTATGCCACAAGGCGTCGAAAGCAAGCCCGAGCGGCAATCGCCGCCCTCACCCCTGCTCCCAGCCCCGCACAGTCCACCGCCGCCGACACGCCAGCCACACCCGGTTGAGTGCGGGCACGCAGTGAACATCGAATGGAGACCCCAAGATGAGACGGCTTGATAGCAACGATGACCTGATGAACGGCGTTGTGACCTATGAATTTGGGGACGGCCACCGCATTTGTTTAGATGAGCGGGCGGTTCGCGAATATGGCGCTGAGACAATAATTCGCGATATGGGCTATGGGTATTTTCTCGAAACGAAGCGCCTGCCGGTCATGCAAAACGGAAAGCAAGTAGGCACGCTACCGCCAAACTTTGACGCCCTGATGGTTAGGAGCCGATCGCCATTTTACGATGTCCGCCCTGGTGACTTCATTAGGCAGGGCGATGTGTGGACGGCAAGCAAGATGCTTGGCCGCGGCGATCTTGAGGCGGTTCCGGGATTCGTGTGGGATAAGTCATCTTCCAGCAGGGCGTAGGCTTCGGGGAGCATGGGGCCTTATAGCGCGCCGACCCTAAGCCGCGAACACCGTCATCCCACCCGGCAGGCTATTATCCCCGCCAATCATGTTGTGCAGCCTGAACCGGACGGCCACGACGTCGTTGCACGATCCGCGCCAGGTCTTGAGGCCATTGGTGACGTCGACATCGTAGAAGATCGAATTGTACATCACGGCGCCGGACATCAGGAAGATCGCGTTCCGGATGACCGTGCCCCCGACCGTATCCATCACGAACTTGAAATTGATCAGGAAGACGTTCCGGAAGTGGCCGTTGTCGTCGAAGTACGGCCCCTGCGCATTGGCCGCCACGAACTCGATATTATAGAAGCAGCCGCCATAAGGAAGGTCGGTGGAAAGCTGATCCACCGTCACACGATTGAAGATCTGGAGCGCGTCAGGGTGGAAGCCATCGCCGGCCTGATTGACGCCCGGCGACGACTGGATCCTGCCCGAGGTGATGACGTCGAACTTGGAGTTGAGCACGCAGTGACAATTACGGAGCGTGTCGCACGCGATGGTGCCGCCGTGCATATCCTTGATCAGCACCGCGCCCGGGAACGAGTTCGGCCAGTTGGTGATCGAGCCGCCGGTGACGAACAGATAGCAGGACACGTTCGAGATCGGGAAGACGTCGCCGACCTTGAGGTAGGATGCACCACGATCGAACCGCGGATTCTCCAGCCAGAGCTTGCCCGTGGCCGAGGTCGGGAACGGGAACGTGCCGGTATAGGCGATGTTGCGCAGCCGCAGCATCGGCAGGCCCGAGCCGGAGACGCTGTTGATGACGACATTGGTCTGCCCGGTATCGGCCTCGACGACGGCCCATCGCCGGTTATCGGCAAAGCCCGAGGGATTATAGGTGTAGGTGCCGTTGCGCAGCTTGATCCGGGCGCCGCCGATCGAGTTGCCATTGGTCGGGCCGATGACCTGAAACGCGCGCAGCAGCGTCTTGTAGGCGGCGTTCGCGGTGTTGCCGCTGTTGGCGTCATTGCCAGCCACCGAATCCACATATTTGACCGGCGCCGCGAGCGTGCCGTTGGCGTTGGTGCAGAAGCGGAACCCGCGCGGGCTGAACTTGTCGTCACCCTGGCCGATGATGATGTCGCCGTTGAACGGCACCGATCGGATCCGGACTTCGCGCAGGATCGTGCCCGAGGTCGTGTAGACCCCGTCCGGATACTGGTCCGGGTCGACGATGACCTTGAACGACCAGCGATTCGTGGTCGGGCTGTAGCGCACGGGCACGCGCACGGCCGGACCGTTGTCGAGTTGCGCCTCGGCATAGTCGACGCCCCAGGTCGGGTTCTGGCGCGCATCCCATGCTGATTTCGGCCCGGTGTGGAAATTGACGAACTCGAGCACGGTCTGCTGCGTCAATTCGTCATAGGTGACGTCGCACCACCACAGCCCGGGCTTGTGGCCGTAGCCGATCCCGGTCGAGGATCCGATGTTCGCGGTCCCCGCCAGGGGCGCGGTCCAGCCGCTGCCCTTCTGCAGGATCGGGATGTCGGTCGCGGCGGTGACGGTGAAGGTCCACGGCCCGAGATCGGCGGTCTGGCCGATGCTGTCGGTGGCGCGGATCCGGATCGGCGTGAAGGTTCCGGCCGTGCTGGCCCCGAGCGTTACCGTCGCCCGGTCGCCCGCGGTGTTCATGGCGATGCTGGAGCCAGCCGGGGGCGAGCCGATGAAGATCGCGCTGTAGCGCTGTCCGACCGTTGCAGGCCTGCCCCCGGTGATGTCGATCGTGAAGGTGACGCTGTCGCCCTGCAGGGCAGACGTGACGGGCGTGCCGATGATCTGGAGCGGTGCCGAGGGGTTGTCCTGCACCAGCGTCGTAGCCGCGCTCGCCTCGACCCCGATGGCACCGTAGAGCGTGGTCGCCGTGATCTCGGCGCGGACCTGCTTGCCGATCTGTTCGGCCTTCAGGATGAGCGTATCAGCGGTCTCGCCCGGAATATCATCCCAGAACAGCGACGGGATCGTCTGCGTCTGCCACTGCACCGCATAGGCGACGATCGGGATGCTCCACGTCCCCGGCGAGGTCAGGGTCAGGGTCTGACCCACCCGGGGCGTTCCGGACGTGGTGGGAAGCGCGGTGGCGACAGGCGCCTGCCGCACCCGTCCCCGCAGAGCCAATGGCAAAGGCATCAGCCTGGTCTCCTCACGTCGAGATCGCGAGGGTCGCAGCGACCCATTGCGTGTTGCTGTTGGTGAACGCGGCCGGGTTCGTGCTCGAAAGCGCCGGGGCCGTCCGCGAGCAGGAGGCGACGACGACGCCGCCGGATCCGCCATTGCCGCGATAATCGCCGCCGCTGTACCCGGCAGGATAGAAAGAGACCGCGTTACCGCCGTTG